ATAAGATAAACTTCAGGATTAAGGATGGTCACATTCAACTCCAACCAAAGCGGGATAATCGAGCTACAGGGCAGGTTAGGCGAGGCATGAAGAATGTCAAGTAACCCAGACCGCGAACCCCGGCACTCCAGCTACGTCTGCCCCCCGGACGATACCTCGGAAGCCTACCGCTTGGGCTGGGTAGCGGAGGCTACCTCAGAAGGACTTGCTTATCTAAACACCCAGCCGGGCTTCAACCAACTCGACCGTGCTATCGACATCATCTCAGGCCAACTCAACGAGCAGCTACCGGGCAACACCGCTGCTGGCGGCGCTATGTCCAAGATCAGAGCTAACATTGTCAAGAGAGCCTTGAACGAGCAGATCAGCGTTCTCACCGATCTTCGGGACTTCTGGATGTTTGAAACCAGCGACAAGACCCGCTGGGAACATCAGACCACGATTCTCAACAATCTCACCAACGATTGGTATCACAATACGTTCGTTGATCTCTCTATAAAGGAGGCTTTGCAATATGCAGCCGCTCTCGGCAAGGGTTATCTCAGTCCCTTCTGGAAATCCAACGCAAGACGTAGAGGAGTTGGAGACATTGCTCTCCAAAGCTATGGGGCTAGAGACGTTCTACCTATCCAGCTACCGAGCAACCACAACCTCCAAGAAGCCTACGCCGTCATCATTAAAGACGAACTGCCCATCACCGTAGCTTGGAGACAGTGGCCTCATCTACAACATCGCATTACCCCTGATCGAGACTTGCCGACAACCGCCAGCGATAGGGGCCAGTCTATCTGGGCCAAGACAGGCCGGACTCTAATGGATCTCATTGGCTCCCCCAAGAACCGGGAAGACGAAGAAACACCGTTTCCAACCGTTGATGTCAACTATATCTACATCGATGATTTCTCGATAAACACTTCTGGGATGACCCGGCCTATGGGCCAACCGGGGACTTCCTTCTACTACGAAGTACCTTCGCTCGGCAGTGATATTCCTGCTGGGCATACGACCACCAACCAGACTACCTATCGTAAAGCTGAGCGATCTGATTGCCAGCTTTACCCCAACCGTCGCCTGATAATCTGCACCAAGACCTGTATCATCTACGATGGTCCTTCTTATTGGTGGCACGGCCAAGTCCCCCTTGTCAGCTTCTCTATGGACGAGTGGGTCTGGAACTACCTCGGCTTCTCTCTGGTTCTCGAAGTCGCCTCCATTAGCGATAGCTTCAACGAGCATCTTAGGAACATAGATGACAGTGCTTCCGTTCGGCTCAACCCGCCGATGCTCTGGGATAAGAACGCTATCGCGGCTACGGACGCTGATAGGTTCAACACACGTCGCCCTGGCATGAAGATGCGTTATGACAACTTCAAGAACGAGAACCCGATTAAGTTTCCTGTTGCTCCTCAGCAGTACGACGTTCCGCCTTGGATCATCTCTGAATACGTTCCCTTTCTGAAGAACCTCATCGGTGATCTACTAGGTGTGCCTGATCTCAAGTCTCTCGCCAAAGCCAAACAAGTCCCCGGTGGTGATGCAATCGAGAAGCTGATGGAGATGGCTGGTCCAATCGTTCGTGGAATGTCTCGCTCTATGGAACGCTCGCTACGCGGTCTTGGTCAGCAGGTAGGCCCAATGTTCTTCCAGTTCTACGATACTCAGCGGAGAATCTGGGTCATGGGCCAAGACGGGATAACCGAGCAGGACTATGACTTCGATCCCGGTTCAATCATCCCGGCCAACGAGCAGGGCTTCGTTCAAACCCGGATGGAGCGGGCTAGAACGCATATGCACAATTTCAACTTCAGGATAACCCCTGGTTCATTACATCAGCTTAATCAGACCTCTAGGAAGTTGCTGTATCTACAGCTCATGCGCTCAGGTTTTCCAATCGATCCTGAAACCGTTTCAACCGCTCTCGACATCCCGAACTGGGGCCACCTGCAAGGCAACACCGTTCTCGAGAAGTGGGGCCAGTGGAAAGACCTTGAGGCTACGATTGCAGATCAGATGGCCCAAGCCGCGCAGGGTGCCGGTCAAGGCAAAGGCGGCGGTCGTAAACCGTCGTCGCAATCTCTCCCTCGCATACAATCAAAAGATGGAGGGCAGAGAACGACTATTAGTGAGAGCAAATGATGCCGAAGCCTGTATATATTTATACATTGGTTGACCCTCGTAATAGTGAGGTTCGATACGTTGGAATAACCTCTCATCTTGCTCGTAGGATGAGAGAACATCTCAAGAAATCTCATTATACACGTTCTCATAGAGCCCATTGGATACGGGGGCTCCTCCGGTCAGACTTGAAGCCTATAATGCGGGTTATGCTGGTTGCAGAGATGGTAGATGGCCCTGAGTATGAACGCCAGGTGATTCGGTATATGCTGAACGACGGGATAAGGCTGCTCAACAAAACCATAGGTGGAGACGGTCAGATACTACAGGAGTACCGGGATGCCATAGGACGGGCTGCTAAAAAGCGCTGGGAAAATCCAGCATACAGAAAGTGGATGCTGGAACAGTCTCGGAAAGGGGCTGCTGCTACCCGTGAAATAAGAAAGCGTATTCCAGACCCTCGTAAAGGAACTAAATTATCTGATGCCCATAAGATGAGGGTTAGCGAAGGGGTGCGCCGTGCTATGACCCCAGAGTATCGGGCTAAGATGAGTGCCGTAAAGAGGGGCAAGTTGATGTATGCTCAAACTGCTGAGTCTAAGGCCAATATAGCTGTGGGGGTGAAAGCATATTTCTCCAACAATCCCAAGGCCAAAGTTCATCTTCGTGTAAAGACCCTTCAACAATTTGCTGACCCAGTAGCTAGGGCGTATCACAAGAAGGCGTGTGAGAAATGGGCAGCTTCAAGAGAGAAGCCCGTAGTTTGTGCCAAGGGACATGATTTAGCCACCCATAAGTATGTAAGGCCAAGCGGCAGGTTAGAGTGTAGATTGTGTAGCGCTATTACCTTTCGCTTATGGAGGGCATCACACCTAAGGCCCAGCCGTGCCAAAGTACAGAACGAAGGTGATCGTACTACGATCAGCGAAAGTAAATGAGCCAACCAACCCCCCGCCTCCGAAAGCAACCCTGCATCGAGCGCACCCGAGCGTTTGAGCAAACCAGCTATCGCGGTGATCCCCACGAGATCATCGACTACCTTCTGAACCTCCGCGAAAACGGCACCATCCACATCCATGTCAACCAAGGGGTAGCGGTCATAACCGAGTGGGACCACAACCACCAGCGCAATAAACCTGTTGACACTAATCCTGTTTAGCTGTACCGTCAGCTTGTAGTTGCATAAGTAGCTTCCCGGTCCGACGTTAGAAAACGAGGCCACTGACCATCCGGTTGGTGGCCTTTTGCCGTATGCCGTGGTCATCTACAGATGCGAAACGTCACACTCGCAAAGCCAAGTCATCAAAACAACGCCGTCAATGGGCACATGTTGCTAACAGTGTGCTCAGGCGTACTGGTGGCGAAGGCCGAGCCGTCGCTGCTGCGAACTCAGTCTTAAAGAAAGGAGGCAAACCAATGGATCGTCAGAACCGACGCAAAAAGGGTCGAAAGGGCAAACGCCGCTAGACCTGTCTTTCCTGTTCCGCTTAAAGATCGCTCTTATATCAAGGGCTGATCCCCGGCGACAGCAGGGTGGCGTTAAACAGGAGGGACCGTCATGGTTCCTCCACTTTACAAAGTTGGAGGCTCCATCATGGATGAGCCGGAAGACGAGGAGAACATTATGTTGGTAAACGATCAGCGAGAAAAGCGGAAGAAAAAGAGAGGCAAGAAGGCCCGCATAAGCAGGCCGTCGAACTAGGGCTGCCTCGCTATCTCGACGTGAATAGGGATCGGGAGAGGCTGGGCATTTCAACTTGCCTCTCCCGCTAACTCAAATGAGAAAGCAACGAATGAAAAAGAAGCGAACGATCACAACCAAGTACGGGGAAACCGACGAAGGCAAGCCGGTCTATCGCACCGAAGAAGCCGTTCCCCGCCGCAAGATTCGAGGACTCCAACGCCAGCTAAAGAGGCGCTAATTACATAAGGCTATCATGTCAGCAATGCCCCCAATTCCCGGTGCTCAGCCTGCTCAGCAAGCCATGCCTGATCTCTCAGGACTGGCTGCTGGCGGTGCTGCGCCCCAGCCCGATCCTTCCACTCAGTTCATGCAACTGGCCAAGCAGCTTGAAGACCAGGCGATGGCAATCGCATCGGCTCACCCGCAGTTTGCGAAGTCAGCCGAAGCAATCAAGAAAGCCATCCAGCAGGGAACAGTTGAAGTAGTTGGGTCAATGCAGCAACCGGCTTCTCAGAGTCCAGATGCAGGTGTGAACTACAATGGATGACCTTTGAGGCTGTAATCAATAACCCTGAACCGTTCTGACCCTTTCTCGTCAGACAGGAGGAACGCAATGCCGACTAAGAAGTATACGAAGGAAGAACTCGAATCGTGGGTCAATTCTATGGGACTGCCCGACGATAAGAAAGCAACCCTGCTCTCAGCCCTCGGAGACGAAGCCGTGCTGGGTCATGTTGGTGAATCAATCCTGATGCGCCAAGACTACGACCGCAGCTACGGTGAGTTGACCCGAGAGCGGGAGAATCTGCAATCGAAGCAGCAGGAAGTTCTCGACATGGAGAAGCAGCTTGTCGAGTGGCGAGATGAGAACAATCCGAAGTTCTCTCAGGCTCTCGAAGAAAGCGAAAGGTTGAAGAAGGAGTTGAAGACCTTGACGGATGCCTATATTGGAAAGGGTGGCTCTGTTTCAGAACTGTCAACCGGCACGCCACCGCCGCCTGCCAAGCCCGACGACAAGCCTCCCTTCGACACATCCAGCTTCGTCAGCAAAGACGATCTCTCCAAGGTCGTCCCTGCGCTGACCCAGTGGCCGGTTCAGTTCCAACGCATTGCCCAAGAGCACTTCAAGCTAACCGGCGAATACCCCGATGGCGAGAAGATTCTTGCAGAGGTCTACAAGGGCAAATCTGCTCAGCAAGCATGGGAAGATACTCATGGTATCCCAGCCATCCGAGCGCAGAAACAGCAGGAGCATTTCGAGGCCGAACTGAAAGCAGCCCGAGAAGACGAACGAGCAAAAGTCATGACCGAAATGGCCGTTGATCCCGCAGCCCGCAGAGACAACGCCACCGGCAGCTTCAGCTCAGCCCTTGCCCTCGCCAACGAAGACCCCTCGGCAGCAGTCGTTGCCGACCAGAACTCAAGAGCAAAAGCAGCAAAGCTCCTTGAGGGCTTCGATCCCCGGTTGTAGCAGCGGGTACGCAAACTAACGGCGCACAAGCGCCTCTGATTGGAGAACAACCATGCCAGGCTTTTCAGAGCTAACAGCAGTGACGCTTGCGGAGATTTGGCCCCGGAAACTCAGGGACAACTTCTTCCGAACGGCACCGTTTCTAGCGTACCTCCGACGCAACCGATTGAAGTCCTACCCCGGTGGGGCTTTCATGCAGCAACCCGGCTTGTATGCTCCGCTGAAAGGCGGCGCCTACGCGCAAGGGGATACATTCAACCTTGCCAAGCCCCAGACGATCGACGCCACGGCGTTTGATCCGAAATACTACTACGTCAACGTTACCGAGTACCTTGAGGAAATCGGTACTCAGGCCAAAGGGCCGATGAACGTTGTCAACCTTGTTGAAGCTCACTTGGACAACTCGATGAAGACGCTCAACGCTATCCTGAACATCGCGTTGTGGCGTCACGGCCAAGGCTCTGCTTCAACGATCACCGACAACAGAGTCACCCAGATCAACGGGATGTCGGAAGCCCTCAACAACGGCGTTGACAACTCATGGGATGGCAACGTTTTCCCGACCTACGGAACCAAGACCCGAGGCAGCGGCGTTGTTGGAACCGGCCTGAACTCAGTTCCCAAGTGGTTCGGCGACACTGCCGGCAACACCGGCACGATCACCTACAACAACCTGCTTGAGATGTATACCGCAGCGGGTCAGCGTGGGGTGTTCCCTGATCTCGGGATCTCGAACGCCGCTGTCTGGAACTTCATGCTCGAACGCATCCAGCCTCAGCAGAGGTTCATGGAACTCGGAACTGATCCGGTGTTCTGGGGAGCGCAGGCCATCAAGCTGATGACTGTTTCGTTCCTCGTTGACGCCTACGCACCGTCAGCAATCTACGGAATCAACGACCCCGATCTGGGGAACTATCTGACCTCTACCTTCACGTCGGTTGCCTCGCCAACTGCTGCGAGCGGTCTGCCCAGCTCAACCACCGTCACGGTAGGCGAAGTTCTAGCCCTCCTGAACACTCAGCAATGGGACTTCAGGATGAGCGACAACCCGCTCTACCAGTTCGGCTGGACCGGCTTCAAGGTCGCCCAGAATTCAACGATGGTCGCAGGCCAATCACTTGCGGCTGCTAACTTCACTTGCGGGTCGCCTTGGGGCAGTAACGTCGCCTACGGCATCGGCTCGTAACCTGTTGGGGAAAAGGAGATAGAACATTATGCCTACTGGACCTTTCGGTGATATCGCCAAGCTCGATCTCAAATACCTCAACACCGTGAACGACCCCGAGGTAGGATCGAACATCGCGTCGGCTGTCCAGCCCCGTTTCGGCGGACAGCTCGGCAAACTCATAGCAATCAACCATGCTGAGGCCCGGCAACTCAGCGATACTTCTATTGGCACCCTCTATGGGGGCTGGTATCAGTACGTCAAAGCTGTCACTGCGCTTGCGCGGGGAGACATCGTTGCATGGGACGTGGTAGCTAATACCGGGTTGACCGACTATGAAGTCACCCACACCATCGGCGCAACGCTTGAAGGCTACCTTGCCGGAATAGCCCTGAACACCGTGACCATCAATCAGTATTGCTGGATTCAGGTTCAAGGTTTGGCTGGCGTCAAGTACCGATCAACCGTCACCAACAAGACCGCAGGTAACATCGTGCTTCAGGTCACGACAACCGCTACTGCTGATGCAATCGCAGATGCAACCGGAACCTATATCAGCGGCGGCACGCTCGGCTTGAAGAACATCATCGGCTCAGCTTATGAAGCGCCGACCGATGCTGGCGTCAACCTGATCGTGATGAAGAACTTTCATCTAAACTGGTAGGGTCACTAACCCCTTCTGGCCTTGAGCCAGAGAAGGAGAAAAACGTCATGGCCGTAACCTTGACCAAACTGTACGAGGATGTCTGGAGTAAGACCCGAATCGTCGGCGTCCAGATCGCTTTCGACACGAGCTATCCAACGGGGGGCTATGGAGCCTCCCTTGGGCTTTCTGCCCAGAGAATCGGCTTCGCTAAAGCTGGTGACATCTTTGGAGCCCTGCTGATCGGCTTGAACGCCGCAGCTTCGGGTGTAGCCTGGGTAGTTTGGGACTACACCAACAAGAAACTGATGGCGCTACGAGGAGGAACCGGAACTATAACCGGCAACGTCACGGTTGTCGGCGGGGCCATCGGCGAGGCAATCGGGATCAACCCCGATAGCAACGCCGGGGTCTTGTCGAAAGCTGCTGCGACTAATCGCACGATCCCAATCGCTACCTTCCTCGGTGCTTCTCCCTCGGTCACTCAGCAACCATTGGCTGAGGTCAGCAACACTACCAATCTGTCCGCCGTAACCTGTCGAATGGAGTTCCGAGGTAGATAGTGAATGCCCAGTACCTACGATCAACTTTGGAGCGAACTGCTTGCACACCTGCCCCAGCTCCCCGCGCTACTCGCACAGAAGCTCATCAACCGGGCGTGGCGCGATATTCGTGACCATCGCCACTGGTCTTTCCTGATGGCGGAGGGTTGGCTATACAGCCCTCCGTCGCTCAGCGCCGGAACAGCTAATGTAACCCAGTTCAGCCAGTCTGTTACCCTCGACGCTACAGCTTCGGCGGCTCTCGTTGGCTTACCCAACCCAGCTATCACCCTGAGACAGTTCAGGGTCAGCAGTGGGCCGATCTACTCGATAACGGCTGCTGACTTTTCGACTCCAACCGCTGTCGTGTTGACCCTGGATCGTATCTACGTTGAGTCAACCAACACTGCTGCCGCTTACACGATCACTCGGATCTTCTACGGCCCCCCGCTGAACGCAGTTGGTGTAGAGGTCACGGACTTTCTACGCTATCGCAGAGTCTATGATCCAGTGAGCGCCTACAGCCTTGTCCTGAACGTAGCAGCCGAGGAACTAGACAACTCTGACCCCCAGAGGGCATCGAGCGGCCAGCCCTATGTTCTAGCAACCCGCCGAAGCGATAGCAACAACCAGCCTGTTTATGAGATGTGGCCTTCGCCGAACTTCGAGAGAGGCTATCTGGTTGTCTACCAGAAGCGGGGAGTCGATCTCGTCAGCGGTGACAGCCTTCCACCGTCGATCAGCGATGAGCTTGTCATAACCCGTTCGCTGTTCCTCGGCTGTGAGTGGGCCGCAAAGCAACCTGATGTTCGCTACCGAGGCATCAACTGGCCGTTATTCATGCAGCAGCATGATGTTCGTTATAGAGAACTGCTTCGGCTCTGTGAGATTCAGGACGAGGAGCAGATGATCCAGAACCTTTTGATCCCGGAGAGCACTGGATCGTTAATGCCCATAGATAGTGCCTTCTTGCAAAGTCATGCCCCAATTCAATAACAATGCTATAATCCACAACTGAAAGGAGAACTACAGTGGCAAGAAAACACGGTTCAGATTCCCCGATGAAGGACTACCCGAAGCCTCCATCTCCGCGTGGCGGCAGTGGCAGCTTTGGCTCTGGAACTGCTAAAGAGTTCAACAAGCCTCCATCCAGTTATGGACCGATCTCAACGGTCCAGTATGCAACTGGCGTTGGTGGCAAAAGCAAGGGTGGCGGCACCATCATAGGTTCACCGATGGATGAACAGATCACCCCGAGTAAGCCGAAGGGCAGTTAATCCAGCTCCAACGTTAGGAGATTGTTCGACAACAATGTTCTGGGAGATAGGAGAACCTATATGCCTGTGGCCAGAGAGCTTTCTATCATAGACGCACTGCCACGGCCGAGAATCGAGAGCATTCCACGCACAAAGCACGAAAGTAGTACAGAGCACATTGACGCTATGCCACCTGCTCAAGATAAGACCACGGTTCCGAATTGGGCACTCACGACATTCTGTGGCGTGCTTCTGCTGCTACTAGGCTTTGTCTACACCACCGTTGACCGGAGAATAGAAGACAAACAAAGAGAAATGGATAAGCTGGAGATACGGGTTGCCCAACAAGAAACGTACATGAAAAACACGCGGGAGAAGTTGATTGCCAACGGTTGGCAGGTAGATGAAGCCGGAAACATCAACCCTCCCCCTAAACACAAGTGAGAAACCATGCCAAGAGTCCCCGATAAGATTATCATCAACTGCTCGGTGTTCGACGCTGACGCCTACTCGATGCACTCAGCCTTCGAGGATGGTGAAAAGCTGAGTGCCGAGATCATGGAAATAGGCGGCGGAAAGGCCAAAGGCAACCTGCTTCTGAAAGAGGATGCAGATGAGCATTTGGCTAAGCAGGAAGCTATCTGCTCTGCCCTCGATACAGGGATGGCTGATTGCATTAAGCGCCAGCGTGCACTGAACGACAAGCGCAGGAAGTGGCTTGATACTAAGTTGTAGCGAATCGGGAGCCGATGTGGATGGCAAAGCGAAGGAAGCGACAAGGGAACGGCGCGGGCATCGGTGTAGACGCATTCGGTGGTCGCGTAGTCGATCCCACGGAGAACGTGAAGGCGCTTGCCGCTGCGAGCTCCGCTCGGCAAGACGACTTACGCCAACTCAATAATCGCTATATTCGTTCTGAGATCAAGCGGGTTCGGATGCAGGCGTTTCATGTTAAAGAGATCGTCTCACTGCATCAGGTTCATGATTACGCGCTGCACAAAGCCGAAGCTGGTCGCCTGAATGCACTCAGGAAAAACGACCGTGAAGACTTGAGGGTATTGGCGGCTGCAACGACAGCCAAAGCAGAGGCGCTTCAAGTGCAAGTGGCAGCATCGGCGAAAGCACTCGCGGACACGTTTGCGGCTCAGATGTCGGACGTAATTAAGCGGCTGTCGGCTCTTGAGTTGAGTTCATCCGAGGGCAAGGGTAAGGCCACTGTCGAGTCGCCGATGATGACCGAAATGGTATCCGAGTTGAAGGCGTTACGCAGAGAGCAACAGAACGTATCAGGGCAAAAGCAGGGTGCTCTCTCTACTCGTGAGATGATTAGCTGGGTACTGCTTACGCTGATAACACTCTATGCGCTCTATAAGTCAATAAAGCCCGGATGAGCAACAAGAAGGGGTGAAATCATATGCCCGACCAACCAACCAAGCGCGGCAATCAGGACGTTCTACAGGAAATTCTTGCAGTCGTGCAACACATTCAACGAGAAGTCAAACAACTCAGAAAGGAGCAACGGAAAATGGGAACCGAAATAGAAGACCTCAATGCAAAACTCGACGCCCAAGCCGAGGCGCTTACGGCGTTCCAAACCGCGTCAACGGCGGCAACGGATGCAATCGCCAAGGAGATCCAGCAGGTAGCGGCGCTGGTGGCCAATGCTACCAACCTGGATCAACTCAAGGCAGGCGTGACCGCGGCAACCGACCGGATCACCAAGAACAACGACGCAATCGGCGCTGCAACAGCCGCTCTCGTTCAGAGCACGACTGACCTTGCAGCCGACGACCAGCCGGCCTAACCAGATCGGGGTGGATGGCCACCCCTTTCGTTTCTAAGGAGTAGTTTATGTCAACCTTACTTCTACTTAGAGAAGGCGGCGGTCAGATGAGCATCGGTTTCGTCTTCTGGTTTCTGATGCTGGTTTGGCTCATCTTCAGTGGGTGGAGCGGCTATGCTTTACCCGGCCCGGAAAGGGGCCGCTACTACGGTGGAAACCTTCTATGGTTTATCATCGTCTTCCTGCTTGGATGGGCAACCTTTGGGTTCCCGATAGGAGGCTGATGAACACCTTCATCGAACGGCTCATCGATGCCCTCAAGCGGTTGCTGACCTCGGCCAAGGTCATCACGGCTCTGGCCGGAATGCTTGCTGCCTTCGCCGCCAAGCATAACATCGTTCTGGCCCCAGAAGACGTGACTACAATCATCACTATCTTCGGTGTTCTGATCGGTGCCCAAGGCATCACGGATTTTGGAAAGAGTGCAGCGGTCATCAAATCGGTTCAGCCTAGTGATAACGTCCAGCAAACAGTGAATATAGGCACCGATGAAAAGCCCAAATAGGGTATAATGATTTATGCCTAATTACACCTGCCCCACCTGCCAGAGAGTCTTTACTCGCCCTTCCTACTTTGTGACCGTTCCTTATCCTTGCTGTAGCCGCCGTTGTAGCTCAATCAAGAAGACTGGTATGCGCTCAGCTAAGTTGGATCGTAAATTTTTCGATAAGATTGATACTGACAACAAGGCTTATATTCTAGGTATTATGTTTGCGGATGGCTCAATAACAAAATCAAATCAGTGGATACTCGAACTCCACGAGCAGGATGGGAGCCTACTTTATGAGATAGCCACTATTTTGGGCCTGCAAAATGCGAAGCTATGTACTAGCAAGCGATATAGAACTTTACGCCTCAATGTGTCTAGTTTGGAACACGTGGAGCAATTGGCAAGGTATGGTTGTATCAAGAATAAAACCTACGATCATAGGGAGATCATTCTACCAGAACACAAACTATTGCCCTCGTTCTGGCGTGGGTTTTTTGATGGCGATGGCTCAACCACCTGTGATGCAAAGACCGGAATGTACAGAGTGTCATTTGCAATGAGCCATCCCGGATTAAAGCAGGCATTGATGAAACTTGCTGACGAGCTTGGTGCTCGGTATACTGTTCATCATGCTGCTAACATGGCCTCGGTTGTTTTTAGTGGTTCTTATTCTCAGATAATTGCCCGCTATATGTACCAATCTTCCGGCCCACGATTAAAGCGGAAAGAGGAAATTGTAGAACGCCTACTATCGCAGGTTATTCGTTCATGTGTTCGTCGTATGTATGCGCCAGAAGGCCAGCGGTGGTGTTCCCACTGCCTAAAGTTCAAACCGATTATGGAATTTTATAAGCGTGAAAGTCGGTGCATAACCTGTTGTAGATCGCGTGGACTATCTGGATATCATTTACGGAGAGGCTTGAACGACTTTGGCAAAGGCCAAGCCCAGATCAAGGCCGATAACCCGCCACCACCTGATACCGTCCAGAGTCAAGTGGTCAATGTCAACAAGGATGAAACCGCACAAAGGAGAACTCCATGAGAAGACTATCAATCCTTTCTTTGGTGCTCACGCTGCTGCTGGCAAGCTGTGCCCCGAAGACCAACACGCCGGGCTCAGGCAAGGACAACTTTGTGATGTATGCCAGCGACATCATTACTGGCTTCAACAAAGCACGCCCGTTGATTGCCCAGTTCCTACCGAGTGCTCTACCCAAGATCGATCAAGGGCTGGCTATAGCCACGAAGCTCAGGGACACGGTAGCAACCAGCACGGCTACTGAAATCAGGGGCTATCTCTCTGACTCTATCAAGCTGCTGGACGACATCATTGCTCATGACATTCCGCAGCTTAAAGATGAAAGCATAAGAGCTGGAATCATGACTGGCTTGGGCCTTGTAGACATTGCTCTGTCGTTGTTTGCCAACCATGCTCCTGCCACCACTACCTTGGCTACTGCACGCCCCGGCCACGACTCAATAGCTGATTTCGCCAAGCGCCCGGTCTGGGGTAAAGCCTACGTTCATTGATCATGAAAAAGCGGCTTGGATTACTTCTATTCTGGCTCTGTTGCCTGCCTCTATGGGCAGTGGCTCAAAGCCCCGTAACTGGCTTCTGCGAAAAGGGCGGGCAGGCAGTTGTTACTAATGGAGTAAGCTCTACCACTAAGGTCCAGCGGACGTACACCGGCTGCACCGTCAGCGTGTTCGACGCCGGATCGACAAACCTATCGACCATTTTCAGCGATGCTCTCGGTACTCCCAAGGCTAATCCTTTCACCGCCGATGCCACCACAGGTTATTGGAATTTCTTCTGTAACAACGGGAGCTATGACGTAAGTATCACTGCATCCGGGCTCTCAGCTACGACGATCCGAACCGTCAAGATAGCCGATGCTTCTTCGTCGCCCCTCAGTGGTTCAGGCACCAGCGGCCGGGTTCCAAAGTGGTCTGGTACTTCATCTATAACCAACAGCCAGATAACCGACAACGCAACGTCCGTTGGTATCAACAACACTAGTCCTGCTGCTTCTGCCCTGCTTGACTTAACATCCACAGCAAGGGGCTTACTGCCCCCTCGGATGACCCAAGCTCAGCGTGATGCTATCTCAAGCCCTGCTGCGGGCTTGATGATCTACAACCTCGACACAAGCCAGCTCAACCTGTTCACCACAAGCTGGGGAACCATCAGCGGCGGGGGCAGTGGCATAACCTCGCTCAACGGTCTCACTGGAGCCAGCCAGCTCTTTGCTACTGTCAACGATACCAATATCACGTTGGCTGAAAGCAGTGCTGCTGTAACCCACACATTCACGGTTGGCTGGTCTGGAACCCTCGCCAAAACCCGAACCCTCGGCACGACCGTCTACACTGACCAAGGCAACACGTTTAGCGCCGGCGCTCAGGATTTCTCGGCTGCCGCTACCTTCACGATCCCAGTTACGGGGGGCTCTAACCCAACAGTCAGTGGCCGCTTGGCCTATGACTCTACCAGCAACACCTTTGAATATGGAGCCAACGGAGTCAACCGAACCGTTGTCAATCTAAGTGAGAGCCAGACGCTTTCTAATAAGACCCTGAGTGCTCCCAACATCGGAGACTTCACCGGGGCTCAGCATAGCCATCAGAACGCAGCAGGTGGTGGGCTGCTCGATGTGGCCGCAATCGGCAGTGGCGTCTTCAGCCTTGCTCGTGGCGGAACCAACACAACCTCGGCCAGCTATTCAACCAACGGAGCCTTCTACTACGATGGCTCGAAGTTCATTACGACAGCAGCAGGCGGCGCTGGAACGCTCTGCCTTCAAGCAACCGATGGTGGGGTTCCAACCTTTGGTGCCTGCTCTGGAACTGCTGCTACATCTCTCTCAGCTCTAACCGCAGCTACTACTTCCAACACCCTGAACAGCGGCGACAACGCCCAAATCTGGAAGTGGACTCTTACAACCAGCGGCAAGACAGGCTGGAGAATAAGTGAGAACACTGCGTCAGCCGCAGCGGGTACTCCGTTGCTCGTCGCCATCGACACGCTCTCCACGTCAACGGTTAATCCGTTTCAGGTAACAGCCGGTGGCACTGCTAACGGCGTTCGAGTAGATACCACGGGTAAGCTCGCCAAGATCGGCACAGGCTCGGTCACGGCTGATGCGCTCAACGGCTTGTCCACCAACGGCTGGCTTGTTCAAACCAGCACTGGAGTATTCACAGCCAGAACCTTTGCAGCCGGAACCGGAATTGCGATAACCAACCTCGACGGAACCGGAGGCAATCCTTCGTTCTCGGTCGATCAAACTACAAACTTCACCCTAACCGGCACTGATACCTTCACCCAGAAGCTCCAGCTTGGTTCTAATGCAACCGAGAACGAAACAGCCTGGAGCAGCCTCGGAGCAAGCCCTACTTCTATAGGTGTGACCGACTCGTCCAGTAGCTCATCTACAACTTCGGCCAATCCTCAATCCGTTATGCAAACATGGCGTAGCGGCAACAACAATGCCTTTGGACACTTGAACGCTGTTTACAAAACAGCCGGAACCGGCGACACCTACGGAAGCATCGCGCTGGTAGAAGACCTGCGAAACTATTCTGGATTTGCTGCGGGTGACTACAACAATCACGGCGTCCGGGGCTATGTGTTTCTCAGCCCAACCAACGTAGGAGCCGGGGTCAATGTCTTTGGCTATAACCTGCTTCAGACCCATAGGATAATCAGTGGCATAAGGGCAGTAGGAGCCCAGATAGAGGCGGGGAACTTCGGCTCCAACGCTGATACCGATGCTACTACTCAAGATTCAACTCTAGGGATAGTAGTTGCAGGTATAGGAACAGCTCATAACTCGGTGGGTGTCCTATTCGAGAGTGCCGTTGCTTCTGCATGGGCTACAGGAATTAGGACGGTCGCCGACTCGATATACAAATACGGATTCGACTTCAAGGGGCTCTACTTTCATCCACAGGGAACCGCTGCTGCTACCCAGACTTCAACAGCTATAGTGGGCACCAGTTCTATCTGGCTCACCGAGCTGACCATCGGTGATCAGATCAGCTATGACGGGGCGACGTGGTACACTGTAACAGCCATCACCAATAACACTAATGCTACGATCAGTCCTGCTTATGCAGGAACCACGACATCAGGAGTAACCCTGGTCAAAACTGTCGCTCCTTTCAGGATGTCTCCTGAGTCCTACTTCCTTGCACGAAACTTAGCCGACACTGCTGACTACCGGGTTCTAGGGGTTAAAAGCGATACCGTTAGGCTGGATTCAGACGGCAAGACAATCTTCGCCGGATCATCCGCTCTGCAACTGACTACCGCTGCTGGAAACGTGCTGGTCAACTATGCACGAATTACTCTCGCACTCTCAAATGGACTGAACAGCAACATCAGCATAGGCACTGCCAACTTTGCCCGCGCTGGGGGACCGACCGGAGCCTACTCCGTAGGTGGCTTTACCAACGGTATCGATGGCAAGGTTTTGGTGTTCATCAATATTGTCGGCCAAACCTTGACCATAGTAAATGAAGACGGAAGCTCGACAGCGGCGAACAGGATTGCTACTCTAACCGGGGGCAACGTTACTCTCCGAGCCGGGGCACAAAGCTCTGCTACTTTCATCTATAGCGGCTCGGACAGCCGTTGGCTCTTGACTGCGACTAATTAAGGAGAAACCATGAAGTTTAAACTGATCGTTATCCTGATCCTGCTTACAGGCTATGCTTCACTACCGGCGTCGAGAGCCGACGAGAAACCCCCTGCGGCAGTAGCCGCTCCCGTCGCCATTCCACAAGCCGAGCGTCAAGCCCTGATAGACGCTTACAAGGTGGTGGTAGACGCTAATAAGGACTTCCAGATTGCCATGCTCAAGGCCCGAGTAAAGTGCAAGGTTGATGAGACATGGCAGATCGATCTACAGACGATGGCTTTCCTGCCCCCAGCCCCGGCGAAAGCAGAACCGACAAAGCCCTGAACCCATGCCATATGCCTACTTGAATTTCAGCCAGATGCAAAGCCAGCTTGCAGCACGGCTGGCTGATAGCGGCATGGTCTTCTTCCCTCAAGGCCACCTTCGATCAGTTCTCAAGGAAGCTCTTAGAACATGGCAGTCGATGAGTACGGTTCAGCGAGGGAGGTTCACGTTCAACCATACCGCTACTGTTCCTTTCTATGACCTTGCCACCGTAACCGGCTCGCTGATCCCAAGAACCCTAACCGACCGTGATCTGGTAAATGACCTACAGTACGCCCTGATGGAGCCGGTCAACGACTTTAGCTTGCCAGCAACGTGGAGCGGCACAGAGCAGTTCTCTATGGATGATCTGGTCAAGGCTATCCAAAGACGCCGGGATCAGTTCCTTCTTGAAACTGGATGCGTTATAACGGCCTCTGAGATAGCGGTTGGCTCTCCGTTTGATGGTAGAGTCCTCCTCAGCGACTCCATCATCGATGTCCGAAGGGCAGCTTGGAAGAACCTCGATAACGTTTACTCAACCCTCTGGCGCTCTGATGAGAGGCAGTTGAACTCGTTACTGGTAGGCTGGGCAACCACAGGTGGAACCCCACAGGTTTACTCTACGATCGTGGTTCCCCCAATAACCTTACAGCTCGGCCCAATCCCGGATGCCAGCGGCTCTGTTCACTTGTTGACTATCAATGCTGGACAAGCTCTCGACGTAGCAACTGGGGTTGACCTTGGGATTCCAGACGACCTTGCTTGGGCTATAAAGTTCGGGGCTCTTGCTGACCTTCTAAGCAGAGACGGCGAGGCCAGAGATCCCGCTCGTGCCGCTCATGCTGAGCAACGCTATGCTGAAGGCGTAATGCTGGCTAAGATAACCGGCTCTGTTCTGAACCTAGAAGTCAATGGAGCGCAGACGCCGATTGTCGATCTTCAATCCCTCGATGCAATGAGCCCCGGTTGGCAGACGGTAGCGATTAACAGCGGAACCCCAACGGTCGGTGCAATGGCCGGCCTGAACCTGATCGGCTTCTTCCCTGTTCCCTCTGCTGCTTCCAGCGTAACCATCGACTGTGTTCGCAATGCTCCCATTCCAGCCAACGATGCAGCACAGGTTCAGCTTGCCCGAGAACACCTTGATGTCGTGCTGGACTACGCTGAATACCTTGCTCGCTTCAAGGAAGGTGGCGCTGAGTGGGAAGCGACAATGCCGCTGGCTCAGAACATGCTGAAACTCGCAGCCGACCATAACCAGCGCCTCGCAGCACAGTCTCAGCTTGAAGACGAGCTTCGCTCTCAGAGCCAGAGGGAAGCTGATAGAAGACCTATGAGGATTGCAGTGGCGTAACAAAAAGGGCTGCCTGTTCAGCAGCAGCCCTTTCTTCGTCCCATTCACCTTCAGAGGAGGTCGCATTGACCTTACTGCAAGGCAATGTATCATAGCTTCTAGCAGAGGACAACAGAAAAGTGAGTGCTTCTCGCCACAGTAGGGCAACCCAGAGATTCGCGGTTCGTGGACTGCAACTCGCCAAGAACCTTGATGAGCTGGATAGCTCTGAACTGGCTATCTATCAGAACCTTCGCCAGTTCGTTATTGGCAAGCTGGACACCAGACCAGGCTTAACCGCTATCAATGCAGCAGCAATGGCCGACCTTATAGTTCATTCGGTGCGCAGGCTGAACAATGATCTTCCATCTGCAACCCAGAGCTTTGCTCGAATCGTTGGAGCGGGAACCAGTCTCTATAGCGACAACGGAGCCCACAATGCCTACACCTTGAAAGCCTCTGGCTTCAGCGGCAGGCCGCTCTCGCTCGTTCCATTTAGGCCAGAGCAATCCCCCGAGCCTTGGATGTATATCGGCGATGCAAGCAAGAGCGGGAAAATAAATGTAGCTGGGATTTTCCAGAACCAGGGGATCGTCCCTCCATCAGCCCCACCCCAGTTTACTCTGGCAAGCACCACTAGAACTATCATTGATACTTTTCAGTCAGCGGCTTCATGGTCTTCAACTGGGGTGGCCGGGACAGGAGCCCTGAAGTTTGCAACCACCATCTCATTCGGGACCATCAGTGCCATCCTCTACGACGTTGGCGCAACCGGCTGGTGCTCCATTGCTCCTACGGTTGTCTACAGCGGCGTAACCGAAGGCAACCGATTCATCATCAACTCAGGCGGGGGCAATGCTGAAACCGTCATCATGGAGCAGGTGCTCCCGGCTATAACCAATACTACCATTCGATCCATAACCTATGACGGAGGCACCACCGGACCCTGTACGGTTGTCCTTGCTCATAACTCAAGACACCGGGTTCAAACCAATGCCCTGATCCAGATCAACGCTGAAGCTGTTCGTATTATTTCAACCTCTATAGGCGATGACGATCAGCAATCGTTCCGATGTTCGACTGTCGTTAATCATGTAGCCGGAGAACCTGTAAATGGGCTCAACTCAATCCGGGCTTTCTGCGCTAATACTCATCTGCCCGCTGAAACCGTTGCTGTTCCTGTACTCCAGGTAGCCTGCACCGGAGCAACCGGGATAGCAACGATAACCAGAACTGGCTTGACCCTCGATCTCTCCCAGATCAACGGTCGTGCGCTGCAAGACTCGGATGAGATATTCTTTGCTGTCCGTGTTACTCCGGCTACAGAGGTAAGCGAGGTCCAGATACTACTGGACTGCGGCGATGGTTCTTTCACTCAGGACTTCTATATCAAGGCTATCAAGCCTTCTGGGTTCACCGAAGCGACTACTCAGCAGTCAACCACTACTGTTGCCCGTGATGCTGCCATAGCAGACAAGATCGCTGATGACGCCAACATACCGCCGCCTGAGACGCCGGAACAGGTCAGAACCAGGTTGCAACGAAAGCTAGACTTGGCAAGGCAGAACAACAGGCCCGGTAAGGTTGGGAGGCTACAAGCTAGGCTGGATGAAATAGGAACCGGGGATGACACTGGATCGGGTGGTTCAGGTGGTTCTGGCTCGGGAGTAGACACTGGTGGAGGCAGTGGCCCCAGTGCAGACGTTGGCCAATCCGGTTCAGACCAATACTGGGTTCTACGCTTCAGGGTTTCTGATCTCACCAGAGTAGGCAGCAACAACAGTGTTGGCTTGAAGAATATCAACGCTCTCAGGATCAACGCTTTTGTCACGGCTTCAACCGGAATCGGTGATCCTATATTCCAGTTCTCCTCTTGGTGGGCCGGAGGAACCTTTGGCCCCGATGTAGGCACGATTGGAACCCCCTATACTTACAGGTACACCTATAGAAGCAGCACCACTGGAGCCCGGTCAAATCCGTCGCCTTATCTCAGGGAATCCATTCAGGCCAAGCGCCAAAGAGTTCAACTGACGGCAACTGTTTCAGCCGATTCTCAAGTCGATAAAGTAGACTGGTATCGCTTCGGGGGTTCTCTCAACGACTGGACCTACATTGGCACCGGAGCCAACAACGGAGCCATCTTCAACGACGACTTTCCCGATGACTCGATTGCATCGAACCCGAGGCTGGACTTCGGGAAGTTCCAGCCTTTCCCACTGGCCGACATCCCCCGCAGGGGAACCTGCAACGTCAGCGGTACATCCGTCAGCAACACAGGCGGCGATGCTTTCAACGTGAACTGGGCTCCGGGCACACAGGTTATCATCAACGGGGTTCCAGTTACGCTCTATCGAGTAATCTCGGTTGTCCTGCTTGAAGTAGTAGAGAACCTTGGATTCCTTAGTGGAGTCAGCTTCTTCATCCCAGATGCCCTGATTCAAGGCCAACCCTTGCCTGCTATGTGGGGGCCATTCGGTGAAGGCATCGGCGGTGTATTTATGTTCGCCTGTGGTGCCCCCAATCAGCCCGGCACATTGTTCTGGACCAACGGGAACGACCCTGATAGCGCCGATGAGAAGAACCAGGTTGAAATAACCAGCCCCAGCGAACCACTGATGAACGGCTGTGTCTACGACGGTCGAGCCTACGTCTGGTCAACCCAAAGAATGTGGGCTGTCTCGATGGAGCCTGATCCGTTGACCAACAGGCTCACCGCAAGGCCGAATGAGATACCAAACGGTAAAGGGTTATTCGCCCGCTTTGCTCTCGCAGTCGGCCCCAAGATGTGGTTCATAGCCCAAGACGGCATCTATGAAACAGTAGGTGCCGAGCCTCAGCTCATTACTTCTGACCTCTATCCGTTGTTCCCGCATGACGGCCAACCCGGTGTAGCTGTCAACGGTATTTCACCCCCGGATTTCAGTCAACCCAACTCAATGGACCTGAACTACGCTGATGGAATGCTCTACTATGATTTCGTTGACCTTGCCGGAATGCGCCACACGCTGGTCTACAATACCTTGCTGAACGGCTGGAGCTATGATGCTTACACACCGATGGCTTGCACTCACTATCAGGAAGAAGGCCGAGGAGTGCGATCGGTTCTACTCGGGGGAAGCGACGGGAGGCTGTATCAGTTCTTACAGACGGCATTGACTGATGCTGGAACGCCTATAAGCTGTGCCCTGCAAACCGGAGCCTTCGATGCAGGAGACTTCAGAGCCCAGAAGGTGTGGGCTGACCTGATTGTAGACTACCTGAGCAGCGTTGCTATAACAGCCAGTGCTGGGTTTGACAATGTTCCGGCGACTACGCCGTTGACTAATCTGGCTATCTCAGCAAGCCGAACTCAGCAGATAGAAGACCTCGCAAGCGGCAACGGGATTCAGGCCAGAAACATAATTCTCAGCCTGAGCTGGAACGGCCAAGCCTCCCTGTTCGGCTGGGAACCTTCGTGGCTACCCAGACCAGAAGACTCAGCTCTCCGCGCTACAGACATGGACGACCTCGGCTATGATGGGGCGAAGTTCGTTCAGGGCATCGTTATCGAAGCCGACACCGGTAATGTTCCAAAGTCGATCTTGATTCAAGCCGACACTGGGACTAATGGAGTGATGGCTACTCAGCTTGGAACCTTAGCCACCATTCAGCACAACGGCAGAAGCGAGCAAGCCTACAGCTTTGCTACTCCATTCATAGCTCACCTAGTCCGAATCCTCGGCAACGACTCCGACCCCTGGAAGCTGTTCAAGTGGCGCTGGGTCTTCGAGCCCTCGCCAGAGTTGGTTACTGACTGGATAACCCAACCGACCACCCTTGATGGTGAAGGCTTCATGCACATCAGGGAAGTCCAGATAGCCCATATCAGCACGGCTAATCTGACGTTCTCGATCATCACTGACGATGGAACGAATGCGCCGATAACGGATACCTATACCATCAACCACGGCACCGGGGTCTATAAGAAAACCTACGTCGTGACTCAGGCTAGAAAGTTCAAGTCGGTTACTTTTAAGCTGGTTTCGGCAGCAGGGTTCAGGGTTTTCCAGAAAGATATTGAGGTCAGATTCCGGTCCTGGGGGGCAGGCGGTGGCTACGTCACTGTGAAACCCTTCGGCGACATTAGCCGAGTCAAAGGTGCTGCAATATGATAGACTGTCTGACGACGGAGTGGGATCGAACTAGCGCCTACACGAGTGATACTCACGGAAAAGCCCCCGCTCCGTCGCTTTCTATGCTACAATCCGGCTCGTGGGCTGGAGGCTGAGATGACAGTTTTCCGAATTCAGCATCGACACCTCTATGAGACTGCTCCGGCCCACGCTTAACCCCAAAGGAGCTTCCTGATGGCCAGACCTTACAAGGGAACAATTTCATTACCTGCTGATACCACAGCCCATAGGCTGAGCGACTGCATAAAAGCCGCCGCCGGCGCAGGAACCGGGGGCGATGCCGGGGCCTCTGCTCGCTACTGTGGCTGGACGCTCACGGCTGATCCGGCCAACGCAGGTGATCTCTACATTGGGGGAGCAAACGTCAGCTCTACCATCTACGGAGTAACCCTCGGCCCTGCTGACGACTGGACGGTTGGCAGCGGAAACCTCCTGAACAACAAGGAAACCCATGACTACTGGATCAGGGGCTCAGCCAACAGCTTGAAGTTCCACTTCGAGGGCGAAATAGCATGAAACGTCTACTCTGGATTGTCGTAATCCTGCTGCTTTCCGTAAGTGCCTCAGCACAGGTCAGTGGGCCTGCTCGAAAGATTGCATTTGGAACCAGCGATCCTGCCACCTGCCGCTCGAATGGCCAGAACATCTTCTTCAATACAACCAGCGGCTTGCTCAAGATTTGTACCGCTACCAACACGTGGACATCCGTTGGCCCCGGTGCTGGCGGGGGCAGCGTTACCAACACCGGAGCCTTGACAGCCAATCGGCTTATCAAGGGCAACGGTGGGGTCGATATTACAGTAGGTGATCTCACTGGAGACGTGACTACCAGTGGGACGATGGCTACTACTCTGGCCAACACTGCTGTTACCCCGGGCAGCTACACGAGTGCCAATATAACAGTAGACTCGAAGGGCAGGTTGACGGCGGCAGCAAATGGATCAGGCTCAGGCGATGTAGTCGGCCCTGCTTCATCAACAGATGGAGCCCCAGTGCTGTTCGACGGGGCAACCGGCAAGCTGATAAAGAACAGCACGCCGACCGGAACGGGGAACCCGGTTCTACAAACCAGCCCCACATTGACTACTCCAGTTCTTGGTGTTGCGGCAGCTACCTCGATCAACGGCAATACCTTCACGACCGGCACGTACACGCTGACGGGCGCGGCGGGGAAGACGTTCACATTCAATAAAACCATCTCGTTCACGGCTGCTGATGACACAGGCGTGTATACGCTACCGACTGGCACGAAGACGCTGTTAGCGACGGATGGTTCAGCAGCGAGCTTGACGGGGCTTCCGATTTCTACAGGCGTGTCTGGACTTGGCACGGGCGTAGCGACATTCCTCGGCACCCCATCAAGCGCGAACCTGCGAGCTGCGTTGACTGACGAGAATGGAACGGGCACAGCGTTGTTCGACGGGGCGACAACTCCGAGTTTCACGACGGGTATTCAAATTGGCGGTGCTGCGGCTTCGCGCAAGATCCTCGTCGGCAACGGAACTAACTTCATCACTTCGACTGAAACTTGGGCAGTACCGGGAACCTCTGGCAACGTCTTGACCAGTGATGGAACAAACTGGACAAGCGCGGCTCCCTCGGGTGGGGGCGGGGCTAATCCCGCTGGTTCTGGTTCTGAACTACAAGCGCGATTAAATGGTACTACCTTCCAAGCAGTCACGGGTTCGGCAATCAGTGGCGGGACAGTAGCGATAGGTACAACGACGAGTCCTTTCGCCCAGTTAGTGGTTGCTAAAGACCCTAGCCCAAGCTCTGGTAGCGGGTACGCTTTAGCCGTGGCGAATGCAACCGATACCAACTACCGGCTTCAGTTTGCCGCCGACACGAGCGGCGGATATATCCAGGGACTCCATGAAGGCGTGTCGTTTAGCCATCCCCTATTTCTACAAAAGCAGGGCGGCATGGTCAATATAGGAGCAGGATCAAATCGAGCACTCTTGGATATAGGCAGCTCTATAACCGCTGACGGCAACGTTCACTCTCTCATCACGCTCGCCGGGGAAGCTACATCGGGAACATCTACCGGATGGGGAGGCTCCCTAGATTTTTTCCTTACCTCAAGCACAACTGGGGGGCGTGCCGCTGGCCAGATGGCTCTTAAATGGACGGATGCGACTGATGCAACCCGCACATCAGCGTTTACGTTCAGCACGGTCAATAGTGCTGCTGCTCAAGCGGAAGTCATGCGTATTACCGGACCCGGAACCATCAAGATCGCAGGCACAGCCTTGCGGGGTACGACCGAGGGCACGAATCACCTGGACATCTTTGACGGCACTGCTCCCGTTGGAACCCTAGCAAATGGAATATCGCTTTATTCTACCTCTGGCGAACTTCGTGTGATGGATGCTGCGGGAAATGCGACGTTGCTCTCACCGCATGATCTTCAGACAAATGAATGGATTTATTTCTCTAAGAACACCGTCACGGGTAAAGTTCTCCGTATCGACATGGAGCGGCTAATGAAGGCGATTGACGCGCAGCTTGGCGGCGGGTTCATCAAGGAATACATCGAGAAGGTGAATTAACATGGCAGACATGGGTGGCGCAAAACTTCTCAGCCCAACGCCGGGCGCGACTATCACGCTGACGATTGACACTACCGTTCGTCATCTTGTCGCCAGTTGGACATCTGGGGAAGTCGAGACGGTGAACATCAGCGGCACTCCGCTTGATGGCCAGCAGATTACCTTGCTGATAACCAATGACGGAACGCTTGGCCGGGTCATCACCCTGGGCACAGGGTTCAGCGGCAACGGAACTATCGTCGGGGTGATCAGCAAACGTTCTATCTGGTTTGGAATTGCGGTTGGTGGGGTGTTCTACGAAGTCGCAAGAACCGTGGGGGTGCTTACGTAAGATCAATGACAGAACCGAATTGCGTATTGCTATAGGAGGTTTTATGTTCAACCGAAGACGCATTCTCGCCGGATTCGCTGTACTGCTTCTCTCAGCATCCTGTCTTGCTCAATCAGTCTTCACCGAGGGCCAGCGTGTCAAAGTCCGTTGGCACGGCCGATGGCGAGTGGCGATTATGCAGGACAATCCCAGAATGACAGATGTGTGGACAGAAGTACGATTCAACGGGCGCAAGTTCAAATGTGAAGCTGTGGCGTTGGAAGACGTGAGGGCGAGACGATGAGCACCGAAGACGCCCTGCGACAGCTTCTTGATGAGTCGCAGGCTCAGATCGACTTAGCGGTCGAGCGTAAGCAAGAGAAGGCTACCGCGATGTTGTTCGCCGCACGAGTCGAGCAGATTTGCTTGAAAGGACTGGGTGAGAAATGATCAAGATCAATGACGAATGTGACGGTGGCTATGAACATGAAGAGAACGGTGTCCGTGCGCGGCGCACCACAATAACGCAGCCCGAGCACGGTTTGTATGCCTACGAGCCAGACCATGAGCAGATCGTCAATACGCCGTTCCTCTTCGAACAGTTCCCGCCCATCGCCGTCGCAAGCAAAGACGATCTGCCGCCTGAGTACGAACCGCTCAAGAGGTACATCGACTGATGCTTGATTCTAGCCCAAGCAGGCGATGGAACAACATAACGATTAGCCTGATAATCGCCGGGGTTGGCTGGGTCATCCTCCTTCTTGCGGCTGTCTGGCTCTTTAGCTGCTGATGCCTAATGAACCAACCATTCTCACCCCAGACGGCAAGGGCCTCAATCCTCGGCTCGTTGACCAGACCATTAGAGAACTATGGAGAAGGGTACGGATCGCTGAATCTGCTGCTGGACCTACAACCAACAAGCCTACCGATATAGCAAGCATCCGAGACGAACTACAGGCCAGTGGCTCAGCCCCCTTGAACGTGACCAACCTGCCCGGCTTGCCTGTTCCCAACCCCGGCACCGTTACCAGCTTCAGTGCAGGCGGCCTTTCTCCATTGTTCACCACAACCGTAGCAACGGCTACCTCTACACCGGCTCTGAGCTTCACTCAGATAAACCAACCAGCTAATGTGGTATTCGCGGGTCCGGCCAGCGGCGCCGCTGCTGCGCCTACGTTCCGTAACCTCGTAGGGGCCGACTTCCCCCTGCTCAACTCAGCGGATCATCCTTATATCCTACTCCCGATTCCAGCAACCCTGAACGGCCTGAACTTCAACCAGACTATGGGAGCAGCCAATGAAGTACAGGTCTTCAAGTTCCTGATGCCCCTGCCACTAATTATCACCAGGATAACCGCCTACATCGGGATAGCCTCTGCTGGTGGCCTCTTTGGAGTTGGGGTCTACAGTTCAGCCGGCGCAAAGCTGATAGCCAGTGGAGCCCAGAGCACTACTTCTACTGGAGCAATCGAAGCAACTGTAAGTGCAACCATAATCGGCCCCGGCTGGTACTGGCTTGCGGTGACGATGGACAACACAACCAGTGCTTTCAGATCAGCTAATAATGATGCAACCGCTGACGCCGTGTTGAATCAGAGCTTCGCCCAGAAAGGGACCGCCGCCAACGTAAGCGTGGCTGGGGTTCTGCCCGCTACCCTCGGTGCAATAACCAGCTCTACAGCCATAGCTACAGCTTATGTTAAGCTACAAACGGGGAACATCTAATGAGCAGCCAACCAGAGAGAAAAGAGTGGATTGCTAACGAGGTAAAGATCAGGATTCTGCCTCCCGATGAATACTACCGGCTGGACTTTCTATTCACGGCCAACGGGAGCCAGCTTCCAGCACCACCGATGAGCCAGATAGCCGTTGCTGAAGACTCCAACGGAGACATCGTCGGTTGCTTCGTTCTACAACTGGTTGCCCACGGCGAGCCTATCTGGGTCAGCGACGACTACCGCAACCGGGGGGTGGCGCTGTTGCTGATAGAGAAGATCAATGAGATTGCTGATAGGGTTCCTTGTGTTTACTACAGCTTTGCAGAGGACGAGAGGGTTGCTCACATTTGTGAAGAAAACAGTATGCAAAAGCTGCCTTATAAGGTATATTTGCGGAAGCCCGAGATAGAGGAGGACTAATGTAATGTGTTGCACATGTGGTACAAATATCCCTCGGCGTTCTGGTCCAATTCCAGATGGCTTAGCAGCCATAAGGGATTTGAAGGAACAAAAAGCTGCTAGTGTTGACCCTCTAGTGCAAGAGGCTTTACAAGACCAGATTGACCTACATGAACGATTACTCTATAGATATTTAGATGGTCAATATGGAGATGGCCAATGGACGCCCCAAAGGAGATAACTCATTATGGGCTTTATTCTTCCATTCCTACCAGCAATCATCAGTGCCGCAGGCTCCATCGGCGGTGCTCTATTGAACAAGGGTGGTGGCTCGTCCAGCAGCAAGACCGACACCCAGTTGCAGGATACCTTGACGACCTTCGGCGATCGCTCGAACCAGCAGTTCCAACATGGCAACAAGGACTGGCGGCAGTTCCACAAAGCCCTCGACCCGGTTCGCAACTGGTTCACCGATATTCTTGGCGGCGATCGCACCAAGCTGATGGAAGTCCTTGGCCCCGAGGTCAACGCTACAGGCCGCCAATACGATGCAGTCAGCAAGGCTATCTCGGAGTTCTCGCCCAGAGGCGGCGGGCGCACTTCGGCGCTGGCCGGCGCAGAGTTCTTGAAGGCCCACGACATAGGAGAGTTGTTCAGCAAGGCTCGGCCTATGGCTGCTCAGGGGCTTGAAGGGGTTGCTGGTCTACTGGGGGCTCAATCATCAGGAGAGAGCAGTACTGGGATGAGCGGGCTATCAGCTATGCTCAGTGGAATCCTTGGAATGCGCGGACAGGACATCTCAAAGATGCTCGCCAACCGGCAGTTCGCCGGGGGTATCGGGCAGAGCCTCGGTAGGCTACTCGGACAGGTGCTCAACAAAGGTGGTTCTGAAAGCAGCGGTGGAGGCTTCGGGATCATTCCAGAAGCCGGTAGCGCCGGTGGAATGCTTGATGCTCTAGGGGTCTAATAGATGGCGATGGAAGGTTTTCTTTCAGGACTACTCGGTGGCCTCGCTGGAGGCACCGCTGATGCCATGTGGGAGCAGCATCAGCAGCAGGTTCAGCAGGACTTGGCTGACAGGCAGATTCAACTCGACTTCATCAAGGAAGCAATGGCTTCACCTAATTTCAGGCCAGAGTTCCTGCCCGTCGCCTTCCAACAGATGCAGCAGATATTGAGCGCCAAGCCAGGCTCTAAGGGGAACAAAGGCAAGCGAGAAGGAGCGATGGGTGGGTTCATCGGAAAGATGGCTCCGCAGCCCTCGGCTGCACAGGTCAAAGCCGTCGATCCTACAGGCAGAAGGGATCGCTACCAGCAAGAGGTTCAGCAAACGGGTACTTCTCCAAGAGGATTCTCGGCTATCCCCGGCATTGATCCAATGTTCAACACTCCGCAAGAAGCAGCCAGTGAGAAGTTCCAGCAGCAGAAACCAGGGTTCGAGTTCCAGCTTGAGAAGCAACGGCTGAACCAGGAAGCAATGCTCCAGCGTCAGCTAGAAGTCCAGAACCAGATTGCCAACCGGCAGAAGATGCATGACGAAAGAATCGCGGAAGCAAAGGCCAGCCAGAACATCAACGCTACCGCCGCTGCTTTGAAAGCAGCCAACCCAGAACTAACCGATGTAGATGCCCAGAAGCAAGCTGGTGAGATGGTTATCCAAGTCCAGAAAGACAAGCATCAGAACATGGAGATGCGCTGGAGAAATGTCGAGTCGCAGGTTGCAACGAGGAAAGCTAATGTAGCCAATGCAACCCGCTTGGCTGATTCGATGATCTCTCATAGAAAGTTCATTGAGCAGGTTACTCCATTGAAGCTGGCTATTGCTACGGCTGATAGAGATGTAAGCGCAGCTGAGAGCCGGGTTCGTTCTCTCATGCTCCGCAGGGCTACCTTGCTTCAAGCCGCCACTGCTGCTACCGACGAGAAGATAAAAGCCAACGTAGCCGAGCAAGTAAAGCAGCTTGACGCTGAAATAGAATCAGCCTACCAAGCCCATCAGAACGCCGTTGACTCGATACAGAACAACGCCAACCAGATCGACCAGCTTTCAGGCAGACAGATGACTCCAGTTCCATCCAGCGTTGATTCTGCAATGAAGAAGTATGCAGATAAATACTTCAATGGAGACATCGAGAAGGCCAAAGCCTATGCCGCAAGCCACCCCTGAAATTCCATCTTTTCGATCCTTCCTAGATCAAGAAGTAGAACGCACGAGAGCAGACGCTTTCGGGAAGATGGCTAAGCTGAAAAAGATTACTGAGAAGATAACGGGTATTCCTTCATTCAGTGAGTTCACTCAGGCTACTAATGTTACCAAGGCTCCGGCTGCGCCAGTGGCCAAAGCTGCTGCTCAGCCCAAGCCCTTGTCCCCACCACCCTCTATCAACGATAAGATCAAAACGCTTCAGGGCTATGTCAGTGGGCCAGTTGAATTTGCTACTCAGATAGAAGCACGAGAGCGCGGCAAGAAGCCCGTTGCTCAGGTCAGCTCCCTAACCGGCAAACCTACTGCAAAGCCTTTCGTCCGGCCAGACCAGCCCTCGGCTATAGAGAGGTTCACCACCGCAGCTAGCGATACTTTAACCGGCTTCGCTCAGTTCCCAGTCGAGCTAGGCAAGGTTGCCCTCGACTCCCTAACAGGCAAACCTGTTGCTGCCGGAAAGAAGCTCTGGTCCCTGTTGGCAGAGCCCCAGCTTGCGGAATATAGAAAGGCCCAGGAGCTTACCAAGAATCGAGGCTACAAGGATGGAAGGACTGCCCTCGCTGATCCAGAGATCCTTGGTCATTGGGTAGCTGCTGGCTTGCCGATGGTTGGGCCTATGGCGGCCCACACCGGGGAGCGAATCGGCAGCGGCGACATCGCAGGAGGGCTAGGAGAAGCTACGGCTATCTTGGCTCCAATGGGCATCTCAGCCCTCAAGGGAAAGGCTACTGAAGGCGTTAAAACGGTTGCTGCTGAGCTACCCAAAGAGCTACCGAAGCTCCCGGCCCTCGACCTGAAGTTGGATGTCCCGATTGAAGAAACCATCGCAGCCAAGGCTCCCGCCGCTAAAGGCGTGGTAGCCAAGAGCAGCAAGAAGTCCGGTATAACCACCCTCGATCGAGACACCCTGAAGGTAGAGGTCAACCCGGATCGTATTAAGCAGCTAGAGAAGAAAGGTGAAACGCCTGAGCAGATTCAAGCCAGGCTGGACCAAGCTGCTCAGCATGAGAACTTTCATGCCTTGATCGAGCAACGAGATGAGCCAACCCTAAAAGCTGTGGCGAAGTGGGCAAGGGCAACGTTGCCGAAGACAGTAGGTGAGCGAATAGCCAAAGCTGCTGAGATGGGAGAACAACCCTTTCCAAGTGATGCTATGGAGCATCGGTTTATAGAAGAAGCATTCGGGAGTCCAAAGGTGGAACCGAAGCTGCCCCCTGTGTCTACCAGCCAAACTATCACGGGATTCCAAGGTCGGGGGGCTACTCCTGCTCAGATTTATGGGGAACAGGCAGTCAAAGAAGGTAGGGCCGTCCCAGTTTTGGGGCGGGGGGACTATGTAGCCACCACGTTATCCGATGCCAAGGTTTATGGAGAGGCTTCCCCCAAGAGCATCACGCTTAGTAATCCGCTTACAATCAATTCAGATGCTACTTGGTTTAAGCTCCTAAAGGACGCAGACACTCCACATTTATCTAGTGTATCCCGAGAATTCTATGCTGAGCCAGAAAGAATTCCTGAGATGACTCAACGTCTTCAGGACTACATCAAATCTCAGGGGTATGACGGGGTAATAATAAGAGGTACCGAAGCATCCAAAAGACTAAGGGAAACCTTCGGCCATGACCAAGCTGTAAAGTTTACTAACAGGGGTAGTATCCCTCCTGTGCCCAGCTTCGAGATGACCGATGCCGAACGCTCTGTAACCCAAGCCGCTGCTGAGAACTTCCGCTCTACCCTCGCCTTCTCTGATAAATCCGACCTTGCTGCTTCCATTAAGAAGATCAAGCAAAACCTCGGCATTGAGAAGGGAGGGCCAGAGCGGGGTTCTGGTGGGCCTTCTACTGAAACCCTCAAAGAGATGGCAAAGGTAGGTGCCCACTATATTGAGTTGGGGTTAAGGGACTTCGCCTCATGGTCCAAGCAGGTTCTAGCTGACCTCGGCGACTCAGCCAAGCCCTACCTTGCAGACCTCTGGGCCAAGTCCAACGCTGAGCTTCAATCGCTTCGAGAGACACCATTGAAGATGGAGAAGCGTAGCCTACCAGAAACGTTGGAAGAACATGGACTACTTGGTGGTGAAGACCGCTTTTACAACCCTGCCCCCAACGTCAGAAGCCTCGACAGAGCTACCCAGATGGCAGATGGGTTGATAGTTGAAAAGGGAATCGACGGGGCTGTAGAGTGGCTAAAGCAATCTCCTATAGTCGGTCCCGAGCAGACCGCTCTCGGCATCAAGCTACAAGACATGCTTCAGGACAAAGCAGTCAGCCTCGTAGAGAGCGATCCAGAAGCAGCCAATGCTCTAATGAACAAAGCTCAGGACATCGCTGAATCTATGTCAACCAGGCTGACCCGCTACGGCCAAGCTGTTCAAGCCGTTCAGGTAGTAGAAAAACTGCATCCAACCAGAGTGCTTAGAACAGCCCAGAAGGTCTATGCTGAATCCCACAAGGGGGCGAAGCTGCCTAATGAAAAGGCTACTGCACTGACTACCGCAGCAAAGGAAATCCAGAAGGCCAAACGGCAACTTGCTGAGTATGAAAAGATGCGCCGCTCAAGCGAAGACCCCAAGTGGCAGGCTCTCATCGATAGAGCAGAAGACGACATTCTCAGGGGCCGAAAGAAGCTGGCTAATGAGATGCAATCGCTCGATCCGTTCTCAGCCACCAAACACAAGATAGGCTCGGCAGTCAGCATGCTTCGCTCAATCAAAACAGCCTATGACCTGAGTGCTCCCGGCAGGCAAGGTTGGATTGGCTCTGTCCTGCATCCCTACCGAGGCTTCGTCGTACCGTTCTGGGAGCAGCTTCGAGCGATCGGTAAGGTTCCTGATCCCGAAACCCGCTGGGGCAAATACCAGCTTGAGAACCTGAACCTTGAGAGTTATAGAGACTTCGAGGCAGACATTCTGCTTGATCCGATAGCCCAAGAAATGCGTGACCTTGGCTATGATGCATTCACCAGAGCGGGCCAACACGTTCATCCCGAGCTTCGAGAGGAAACCTTCAGGAGCGATCCAGCCAACAAGATACCGGGCGTAGCCCGTAGCGAGCAGGCTTTCTCTACCTATCGTAATGTCCAAGGTAAGGGGCTCTACAGAATCTATAGAGGTTGGATCAACTGGATGGAGCAAAAGAAGCTGCTCTCCGCTGATGAAGCAGTCAACGCCAAAAAGGGTACCCTGAAGTTCATTGCTGATGCCGTTGGCCGTGGAGGTCTAGCCAAAGAGGGCTCAATGCTCGGTTCAGTAGAACGTTCTGCCTTGGCTACTCATGGCCTCTTTGCCTACCGTTGGCTCAAGAGTCGGTTCAACCTGATGAACCCAGTTTACTATGCAAAGCTACCCAAGGGCGCCCGCCTGATTGCAGCAACCGAGATGACCCGCTTTGTTGCCACAACTGGGGCTACGATGTATCTGCTACAGCAGCTTGGAGCCCAAGTCGAAACCGACCCCGAATCAGGTGACTTCCTGAAAGTCCGCTTTGGCAATACCCACTACGACATCAGCGCAGGCTTTCAGAATGAGCTTCGATTCATGTTCCGCTTCTCTAAAGCCGTCTGGGACCAGTCCAGTGGCGAGATGATAAAGAAACAAGGCTCTCCTACAGGCTGGGTAGACAAAGAAGGAAAGGTTCGGCAGAACGCTGCTGAAATCTGGAATCGCTTCTGGCGCTCCAAGCTGGCTCCTGTTCCTGGGGCCGCCGCTGACGTAGCCTACGGAGATACCTTTGAGTATGACCAACAAACAGGTAAGCCCCTACCCCCATCGATCAGTAGGGAAGCCTCTCAGCTTATAGAGCCGATGGTGGAGAAGGATCTCCGAGAAGCATGGGGACTAGAAGGATCAAAAGGAGTGCTGAAGGCGCTACCCACGGTCATCGGAATTGGAGTTCAGACTTACAAGACCAAGGCGAAAAAGTCTGGCTTTTCTCCGATGCCGAGCATGTCTAGCGTGAAGTAGGATAACGAATCCAGTAAAGCAGTTAAACAGGATTGCCCATATTAGGGTTCCAAGCAGAGCTTGAATCATGATTCCTTCCCCTCATCGTGAGCCGGTTCGTCTGTGATGCTTCCTATTCTATGCAAAACTGCTAGCTGCGTATTATTCAGGCCGACCCGTTGGGCATGTTCAAGAACGTTGATTACGGTTTGAATGCCGTGGTGGTACGCCTCAAGATGCCCGTCTGAGCGATGCCCACCGCCGTAGTCCAGTGAGCCTCGCGCTAGTCTCACTGCATCATCAAAGCTGAGCGTTCCTTCTACCGTAGCCTCGCGGTCTGTTCTGGAGTCCGCTGTGCCTTATCTATCGTTGCCAGCTTACGCCACTCTAAAATCTCTGGGCCTTCAGGCTCCCCTTCGCCTGAATAGAAAAGAACTAATTGCTCAAGATCAGCAAGCGCAGGTTCAACTACTCCCTTGATAACCGCTAACGATTGCTCACGCGATTCCTCAATAGTGTGAGTCGGATCATCAGCCCACGATTGAATCAGCGCGTCGAGGATTGAAGCAGATAAGGTATCGATATTCACTGCTACCCCTTTTGGGCCGGGCCTCGTTGTCCTCTCACGCTCCGGTACTGAGTTGGAGCGGCGTAGGCAAAAGCGAGGCCCGACACTGTTTACGCTTCGCGGTAAAGCTCCCGCGCTGCGTTGACCCCGCCTATATCGAGTACCGCTCTATGCTGCGCCGTCTCGATCTGCTCGCCGCTGACAATCTCAGTTCTCGATCGCATAAGCAACCCGAACTCGTAGCCGATCTCCTCGATTTGTGTCCGGTTCAAGATCGTTCCTTCCGGGGCACGCTTCTTGAGCTTGAACACAAGCGCAACGCCGCCCGGAGCCTGTGCGTAATCAATGCGATTCACGGCGACAGGCACAACAAGCATCTCAGTTAATACCGCGGCAGTGGCATCGTGGCCGATTGCCGACTTATAGCCACGGCTTCCCACCAGTGCCTTCGCCTGATCAAGCGAGCAAGGGACATAACTGTATGCGCCGTGGCCTGTCACGATGGAGGTATTGAGCAGCATTACCGGCTCGCTCTCATCATGCCAGCCAACGCTCAGATCGACTGTGGCTCTGAATTGATTCAACTCTTCATCTGAATCAAAGTGATACCACTTGCGGGTCACGGTGGAATAGAACTGCGTGACGTTATCGAGTCCTAAGCCGCTTTCAGGCGACCCGGCTTCAAGAATCTCTTGCTTCGTTTCGTAGGTTCTCATTTATTTTCTCCGCGCGGTGTTTCAGCGCATCGAGGATTGATTCACATCAGCGATGCCCTGTGCGATTGCGATTGCGATTGCTTTGGTCAGAGATATTGCTCGCGGCATTGCCGATCTAACCACTACAGGCTCCCCGTAGCTGCCCTGAATATTCCAGTACCCACAGGCTTGGAACTTCGCTTCATTCAAAATCTCACAAGCTCTCTCTATGGTTAGCTCAGGCATTGTCTCGCTCCTTGATTCGGCGTTCATCGTCGGCTGACTCGTTTAAAGCAGGACGTGTGACAATCCGTTTCCCACACTGATTGCAATAGCCCATTCTGCGTAGTTCTATTGCCGCTTCTTTATTGATCTCTGTTTGTGCTTGTGCCCCGGCTAGAAATGCCTGTTGGCGATCAACCGCATCAGCACCACGATCTACGTTTGCTCTAAACCACGCCTCGAACTTCTCATTCAGTGTCAGTGTTGGCATCTTGTTTCTCCCGCTTGAAATATGTAGTCGTCTTAGCTGAGGAATTGAGGCCGGGGACTAGCGCGACTAATTCCCATCCGTCATCACCGAAGGCGTTTAACTTGTCTGCGGGCGGCAACTCGCCCCTGTCGTACAGTACTCGTAGATATTCCCACTTCATAATTTCTCTCCAAGCAGCCTCACTGCTGCCAGCGCGAGGGCGAGAGCGAAGTCGGTAACCTGAGTAAATCTTACGACCCGTAATGGCTTGTCAGTAGGATGGCCAGGGTAGCCTACGGAGACTTCCGACACACCGCCAGCAAAGTAGTCAGTGCTAACCTGAATGCAGTGTTGCTGTAGCCACTCGATCAGCTCATCCCGCACCTGTGCGAGAGGCTTGGGGATGCGGGGATGTGGTTCATCAGGCGGCGGGTTATCTTCATCACCACATGCAGTGCAATAACTAGCCCATTCACCGCTCGTGTCAAGAAACGTGGTAACCGGCCCCTCGCACGTCTCGCTCAAACCCATCAGCTTCATCACATCACGATCCAGCTTCGCTTCGTCTAGGCCGCGAGACTTCTCCTGTTCAAGATCGATAATCATAAAGGCTTATCCTCCAGCGCCCTCTGTAGCAGCGCCTCGATATCGGCCGCAACCTCGGCGTCTTGCGGGCCTATGAATTCGGTCAGCTTGAGCCTGAGCGCGCGGGCATCGTAAAAACGGGAGCGCGACGAACCGCCGGCAACTTCAAATCGCTCATCCATCCCCGCCGTTCAGTTTGGGGTCCGGGATTGTCGGTATACGAAGGAACCAAAAACGCCGGGTCGGTTCGGCGATAGACTTCAGTAAAGCGAAACTGGGGTTCGACGTACTCTCCCGGATGATAATCTGATACCACCTGCATGTCGGGCATGTTCAGGTCAGTCAATCGCCGTATTAGATCCTTAACCTTCATCTCAAATCCTCCAATCATCCCAGCTTTATTTCAGACATCTCCCCCAGGTTCAATCCCACCTTAGTTTCAACCTTACAGGCTAGACCAGTAGGCGCTACCTTCGGATCAACCAACGCCTTACTTGGCCTCTCCATCAACTCAGTAACCGTTGCAACGCATTCATCCACGATAGCCTCTGGACACTCAAAGATCAGTGCATCATGCATATTCAAGATCAACCCAAACCTTTCATCCAACCCCTTCTCTCCAAGCTCCAGCATAACATCGTACATCATCCCGAAGGCATCGTTTTGGACGAAATGGGAAATTGCAGATTCGCTGTCCGGCCCAGGCTCCCAGCGTTGCCAATTACTATTCCATTGTAGAACGTTCCAGAACCAACGGATGTAGCCATATCTGCTGAGCAGGTAGTGTTGCCTGTGGGCAAGCTCTCTTACATCTCTACGATAACGAACCTCAAGCGGGAACAGTCCCTCAAGAGTATCAATGAGCTTCTGGGCCTCAACCTTGCTGCTAATGAACTCATCGTTTTCTTCCCAAAGCCTGTTGGCCTGCATGCCCAACCCGTATCCGAGAATCGTCGGCTTCGCCTGCTGGTTTCTAACATCCTTGAAGCTCAGTAGCCTACCCTTTGGCCCCGGATACTTCAGCGTTTCATCTTTCTTATAGTGACCAAGACAATCTAGCAGCTCATCATCGTCCATGACTACCAGCCGATCTGGTTGCTCCAGCTTCAGCAACGTAGCCGCAAAGAACGAGTGCATGTCTAGCTGAGATAGCCTCATATAAAGAGGGTCTTTCGACTCGAAGCCCAGGGTCAGAATATGAAAGCTGGTCCAGTCGGCTTCGATCAACCTGCAACCCGGCTTAGCAACGATCGCCCTTCTCAGTTGAGCCGCCAACGGTCCGTGCTTTGGGATCGTCATTATCGGCGGGCCGTTCCTCGTAGCAAGCTGGCCGTTCGCCGGCCTGTAGGTAAGATCAGCCCTGATCCTGCCATCCGGCCCCGGCATGAATCCCCCAGTCCTACTCTCCGCATCTCCAACATAAGTCCCTTTCATCTTGACCGGCTCCCGGTAGTCCAGAACCAGCTTGTAGAAAGGGTCTTTCGTCCTACGGCTGAGCTGGAGCAGAGCTTTCTCATTAACCGACTCACGCTTGACCTTCATCCCGTTCTGCTTCCCGCTGACAACCGGAACCTTGTGCTTTCGATGCTTGGCATAGGCCATGACCTGTTGCCAGGAGCCGGGGTTGAACTCCAGCGATTTGGTCCACTGCCCCTCAAATACACCTGTTGTAGTAGAATGAGCACTCCCCATTAAGTCGTGATAGGCTCCTCCCATTTCAGAAGTAGCCCCTACCATGATCTCCCGCTTCTGATAACCAAGCTCCTCAAACCCAAGCTGCTGTAATGCTTCTTTCTGGGGCTTCAGCTCTTTCGCCAACGCAGCCTTCGTCATCTTCTGGCCAACCGGCCACTGAGCCTTGATGCTCAACTCGATTACAGGCAACCGCTCGTTTACGAACTCTCTAATGTCCTTCGGGATACCCTTGAAAGGCTTGAACTGGTTTAGCTCCGCTGGAACCAGTGGCAATATCTCCTGCCTCACTCTCTCTATCTCAACCGAGAGCTGCTGCCCAAACACAACAAGCTGCTCTGCATCGGTGCCGACGCCTCGGGCCTTCATCCGTTCAAGGATCGGCCTGAGCTGCTGTCGTTGACGAACCCAGCTATCCCAGACCTTCAGCTTTTTCATTGCGGCTGGGATTTGCTGGAATATCCTGAGCGTTGCATCTGCGTCGGCTACACCGTAGAACCGCAGGTTTGGGCCAGCATAGTGCTTCCAGGGGAAGGGCATCGAGAACCACGAAGCGACGAACTGAAGATCAGCAGGTAGATCAGGCTGCATGTGATGCCACATCCAGAGGGTGTCGCTTATTTCTCCTGCGATGGGGCATCCATGGCTAGATAATATAGGATTGTCAAACAACCAAACATTATGACCGACCTTGGAGTTGGCCAACTGAAAGGTTTGTCGAACGACCTCAACATAAGCACCAACAAAAGGTAGAGCGATACCGCTACCTGCCGCCGTGCTGAACTGAACAAGAGTGATCTGCTGCCCCATTTCTTCATTATCAACCTCCCCTTCGGCCTTCCCCGCGCTGCGATCCGTCTCGATGTCATAACTGATAACCAGTTCAGGGTTTGTCTTACAGTGCTGGTAGAACTTCTCAGCTTCCTCAACGGTAGGATCAGTCTGATAGCTCAGCCTCGGATCATCCATAGGGTTCAGGATGTAGCTGGTTTGGACCGGCTGCTCGACTACAGTTCTGGTAGGCTTGCCCGTCAACGGATCGTTGATCCACTGAACTGATTGCTTCGTTACCCTCCCCTCTCTAGCGACGGCGACTGCCCTGCGGATGTCCTCAACAAGGACTCTAAAGAGCTGTCCAGCTCCTCTTCGTATATAACTTGGGTGGTAGCTTGGGACAACGACGACTCCGCTGTAATCGATAGCTTGTAAGACATATCCCCGGAGCGAAGTGACAGTTCTGTGATCGCCGGTAAGCCCTGTGAGTGTTCTGAGGGCAATGTTCCCAAGCGCCAGAATAACCTTTGGCTGAAATCGTCGCACAGCGTCTTGAAGGTATTGACTGCATCGCTCGATAGCTTCTCGTTCATATTCGGCCCCCTCTAGAAAGTTTCCTGGTGGTTGACACCGGACTATATTTGTGATGACAAGCTGTTCTCTTGCAACCCCGGCCAGCTTCAATGCCCTCTGAAACACCGACCCAGCATCAGCGTGGGGCCGCAGCGGTAGACCATCGGCTCTTTCTCTGGCACCCAAAGCCTCGGCTGCAACTAGAACTCCCAAACTCCCGGTCCCCTCTAAAGCAGAGAACCCCATTCCATCGCCATATAAAGGGCAGCCCAAACATGAGTCGGGTTTAGGTAACATTTATCTCCGGTCCTATCTTTAGCAAAAGTGATTCTAGCCGTTCCAATACATCATCGTTTTCTAAGGCTAGGGCCAAAGCCATGTAGATCATGGATTTTGCGGCCCTCAGTCTTCCTTCTGGTTCGGGTAGTTGAATCTTGTAGTGGTGTATGAACTGGCGGACGCGCTGGGCATGAAAGCTACATAGCCCATGTGCCCCTTTAGAACCAAACTGTTTGCATATTAAACAAACCATCTGATGGGCTCGATGATGAGAGGTATGAGCATCCCGGTACATGATCTCCAAATTTTCTATCCGGTTGTCGGTCTTATCCCCATTCTTGTGATGGACAACTTCGTCAGTTTGGAGATGGCGCCCTAGATGCTTCTCCATAACGTATCTATGCTCCATGATCTCTCCCCGATCCGGGGTAGAAATCCATTTGTACCCTCCCATGATCCAACCTTTCTTGAACACCGATGTGTACTTGATTGGTAAGGTAAGATCACGGCCATCTCGCCAACGCTGCCAATGCAAAGAGCAAAAACCCCGAGCGCGAGTGGCTCTATTGCAAGAGACTACAGAACAGGTGGAGTTTCCCATAGCTGGATATTACACCGTGGGAAACTCCTAGTCAAGCCAAAAGGGCCTTCACAGGTTTTGGGATCACTTGGTCAACCTTGTGCTGCCGCTGCTTCATCTCCCACAGACTGAGTTGTGTTCAGAGTAGTGTTCAACAAGTTCAGGGTTGGCATGCTCAATCGATTCAGGTCATGCAACAGGGTAGTATCCCCTCGATCCCCCACCAACGCCCACGCGATGTTGCTAACGAGTTGCTGCTTAGTCATAGTTTCCCCTTTCCTGCTCAGGATGTTCTTTCTTCCACTTCTTTCGGTACCACTCTGCATAAGCCAAGCTACAGGTATCGCTACAGAACCTTTCCGGCAATAGCGGCGGCTCCTCGGTAGCTGGATCGAACGGTTCTGGAACCAGCAACCGCTGACAGACCCAGCACCGTTTATATTCATGATCCGGCTTGGGCTCTGCTGGAATGCAATACTGTGTACACCCAAAGAACCTATGCGATTCCATGTAGCTAATCGGCAGAGGCTTGATCTCGTCAGTAACAGCGTCCTTGTAGCAGTGCATCCCCGGCTTGTAGTCGTCACTCCGTTGGCTGTTCATCTGGTATCTCCGACTTCAGCAGCTCTATCCTCTGCTTCACGAGCGCATTCCGCTCAGCCTGCTTCTCCCCCAGTTCCTTCTGGAGCTTCTGGATGTGAACCCGCTGCGCTTCGATCTTTCGGTCCAACGCACTGATCTCTGATCGTAGCTTCTGTTCCTCAGTAGGTTCCTTCTTCTCTCTTGGTTTCCTTGCTGTAGCTGTCATTGTGTAGCCTCCTGTTGTAATCTCAGCTTCCTCTCTCGCCATCGCTCGCTGTCGCCAACGAGCAGTTCCATAGTGCAATTACAATTACATCGACCGTTGAATGAAATGGTGCAATCGTTGTCGTGGGCTACTACTAAGAGGGTTGGATAGTCTCGGCTGAACATAAGGCTCCTCGATGAAAGGGAGCAGCAGCTTCAGTCCTCGATGGCGTTTTTGCCTAGCTTTGGAGGGCAGCCACCGCCTGTCGCTGCTGCATAAGTTTGTGAAAGAGCGCCCCGGCCTGATGGCCCTCGGGGGGCTACCACCGGGCCGAGGCATCGCAAGCAAGCCAACTTCTTGCTGCTATCTGCAAGAGGTGAGGCTGCCTACACTCTACAGGGGGAGAAAGTGTTTTACAGTAGCTTGGGCTACGACTTCTTCCCCGCCTGCATCGATCTTTGGGCTGTGCTCGCCGCTGCCATTCGCCGGGAAGTTTCTCATTCCCCGCTTGACGGTCTTGTACTTGTCTCCTTGCTTCTGCTGGGCAACCCACTCAGTCTCGATCTGAAGCTCTCTCCCCTGCTCGACGGCCCGCTCGAAAAGCTGCGCCAGTTCCTTGTGAGAGCGACACTGGCCTACCTCATCCTGCAAGCCCATCTTGCTCAGGATCGTGCTGATCGAGCTGCTGCCGTTTCTCATGATCATGGTCGAGGCCATTCCAAAAACGACCTGCTTGTCGAAGGGCGTTCCTTCGGCTTGGATGACGAACTGAACGTTCTGCTTGGTCCATAGGCTTTGGAGCTTGCCGTCAGCAACCTTGGCCTGCCAGTTAGGGGTGTCACCCGCGAAGCGGGGCTTCACCCGGTAAATACCGTCCGGCACTGGCGGTGGCTGCTCTGTAGAGTCCGCCGCAGCGTCGAATTGAACCTCATCTTCTTCGAGGTCCAGTGAGTTGATATCAACAGATTTCACTTCGTCGCTCAAAGTATTTCCTCCGTTGCCGCATTGACCGCAGCTTCTACTTCAGCATACTCACCGAAGTATCGATTGAACATTGACAGGAATCGTTCCTTTGCGATCCGCGCTTCTTGCAGAGCGGTTTCCGTCGCCGTGATCTTACGATCCATCAGCTTCAGCACAGTGTCGCGCTCGAAGGGAACATCCTGCCCGGACGCCAAGCATATCTCGGTGTCCTCGGTATCTTGGTTGATGTATACGGACTTCAATGTGGCTTCGGAGTAACCCACATCTAGGTAGGCCACAATGATTGTAGGACGAGCTTTGAATGCGTCAAAGCCTGCGATCACCCCAGCATAGTCCTTGTAGCCGGTGTAATCCTTTATCAAGACTTTGACTGAATCCCCCACACGGAAAGTATCTACGGACTGGACTGTTGCTTGGCGCATGTCCAGAGCCATTTTTACTCCCCCTATCTCAACGATCTTTATTGCTTCATCGGTCATACGTTTCTCACTCTCCTTTGCAAAGGTTTTACTACTTGGTGTTACCACCCTTCCTCAATCGTTCCTCAATCTCCAAAAGCCAGTCCAGCCCCCCCGTCAAGCTCGGCTCGAAGTAACCGTTCTCAAACTTCTTGTCACTTCTAAGCTCAGCCAACCTTGCCGCTGGAACCCTGATCTTCGCCGGGTAAACAATCTGCGTAGCAGGATCAGGATGATTCGTGAAGTAAGCTCTGATCTCGGTCTTCAAGACCTTCGCTTTTGTCTTCACGTCGATAACAGGCTTTCCATCCTTGCCCGTTTCCTCAACCGTTATGATGTCATGATGCAGACAATCCCCGAACCACTGGGGAGCCTTGCTGACCGCCTTCTTGCCTGCGATCGCCGGCCCATAGATCGGTACTCTCTGGTCATCCTCACCTTTGGCTTCCATAGCAGTCCAGGCTACATATTGAACCGGGAGCTGGCTAAAGCTCGTTACGAATTCATAGAGAACATCCTGAATGAAACCATAGTAGCTCTGGTTGCTGCCATAGAAGGTTTCGCTGCCCTCAGCATAGCTGTAGTTTGGACTTTCACCCAGCTTCGATCCCCTGCTTCGCAGCGATCTCATAACAGCATCACCAACGCTGGTCAGTCCTTCTATAGCATAAGCCCCGATCTTCTCTCGCTGCTCGGCCGAGGTCGGTTTCATAACCAGCTTCCCGTTCTCGACAACTGGCCACTCAAACCTGCTGAGCTTTCTCATCGTCGCCGTTGGATCGTTCAGGCTACCTACATGCCATGCTTCAATGATTCCGTCGTCAATGCAGTCCTGAATCGGATCCCAGCCGCCACCATCGGCGCTTACTAAGCGGGTTATCTTGCCGGTTGTTCGATGAACGTGTCGAGCAAGCCAACCAAGGCTTGTGGTTTTGGCTGAGCCTGATCCACCATAGATGACAAGGGTTGAAGCTCTGTTAGACATCTTCTTCCTTTTCGGGGTTCTGTAATGCTTCTATCAAGGCTTCTCGAACATCAGCAGTCAGAAAGACTGTGATCTCGCCACCCTGTTCTTCTGTAAGCCTCAAGGTAGTAGGCCAGTCGTCATCGTTCTCAGCCATCGCCCGAACGCGCTCTGGAAAAATGTTACCTGTCATCCGTAGTAACCTCCATCTCAACCTTCTTTGCTTCCCGAACCGCAATTATCGCGGCATGTTTCAGGGTCTGCCGAAACTCCTTGGTAGCTTGATCCATAAAGTCGGTGAGGGCTTCGCTAGAGCAGTCTGTAGCCTCCATAAGCAATGGACTAGGGAACGGTTTATCTACCACAAACAATTTTGGGCTACCCGTCTCGGGGATGACAGCAATAGTAACAGGATGACACAGCTTTTCTCGGAGGGCAGGTAGAAGTTCATCCTCAAAAACAGCTAATTCACCGCCAGCCCCACGACCCCCAATTTTGCCGGCAACTATAGGATGTACCTTACCTTCCCCTTCCCAGGAAGGGAGTTCAATGCTGTCCATAAACTTATCATTGCCCAACAAAACTGACTTAACCACAGCCAAGCATGCAGGACAATAAATATAGCTTGTGACAAAAGAACCGCGCTCGCCCATCTTGTTACGCCTCCTCAACAGGGTCCATCTCAACCTCGTCTCTCAGACGATACAGTCCAGAACCAACCGGATCATCTGCTATAGCCGATGGCCCCCAGCAGATGTCTTGCATCGAGCACTTGTAGGGGTACAAACAGCTTCTTCGATGCTGAGGAAAGTAGCGATTCAAGAACTGACGACGAACATCATCAGTCTGCTCACCTTCCAGCCAAAGTACCCCTTCCACTGCTCGCTTTTCCTGCTCTATGGTTTGCTCCAACCAATCCTGAACCTCAACATCATTCCTGAAATAAGGAACCGGATTGATAACCACGGTCGGCAACGGCAAGCTCGGCTGGACCTCTCCTGTGAGCAGCTTTGCAACCCACTCTTTGACCGTCATCTGCTCCCAGATGTTCACCTGCTGCCAGCTATCACTCAGCCGATGATTAGCGTTGCCTTCACACATGATCGGCTTGCCACCCTTGGTCGTTCCCTTCTGGTGCCGAAGCTCACATTTGTACCAGTAGCTATGAGCGTATTCTTTCTCACCCAGCAGCCCAGCGTCGATAGCCCACGGATGCAGCAAGCCATTCTTGATCTGGTAGACGTTCAGCTTTTCGTTTAGCTCTCGCCGGCCTTTTATGAGATAGGTCATCTGGGTTCCATAGATCCGTACTCGTGGTAGTGGCTGAGCCTCCTCTGGATCACAGTCTGGATAGCTGGGTTGGTTATTCAGCCGGTACTCAACACAAACCATCTCACTGATCCCCTGAACATCATGCCTATTAGCGTTCTCCTGTCTCTTGTCCCAGCCGTTGGCTGTTTTCAAGCTCCAGACGTAGAGAGAGCCATCGCTTCTCTTGCGAAGCAGAGCATCAGCGCGGGAGCGGAGGTCTATACCACCGACTTTGCCTGATCCCCCGCAGACTCCACATTCAGTAGCGATTTGCATTCCTGATTCTACAACTCGACCATTGCCGTTACAGTTGTTGCAGGTTTCCGAAGCCCCAACCAGAGGCATAACATCCCACTGCTCCACCTCAAGCACTTCATATTCTTTCAGCAACCAGGGCAGTCCGTCAGGATGCTCGGCCCACATTCTCAAGGTCAGTTCGATCAACGAGCAGTGCTCGTCTTGAATCCACTGCATTGACTCGTTGATCGTTACATCTACCTCATGTGTTTCATAGGCTTGTTTGAATTCTGCGAGAGCGGCTTCGACAGCTATATCAACGGTGGTTAAATCATCGGTATCTATTTGCATCGCGCCGAGCCCCAGAGCCTTGATCTTCAACAGAACCTCAACCCCTTTATGCACCGCTGAACCTGTTGCAAGAGGCAAGCTGAGCTTCGATGTCTCCAAGCCCCTGCCCTCGAAATCTTTTTCGAGATAGCGAAGCCTCGGACATTTCTGCTGGCTCTCGATCCGGCTTCTGGATGTAAGATAAGCTGCTGTCATTTCTTTTCCTTGATTGCGTACTTTATAAACAGTAATCCGATGTAGCACATCAACCCCACAGCGACAACAGCAATCACCAAATCGCGGAGGGCTGCGATTATGTCCAGAGCGTCTTCATGTGTCATGCCACCACTACCTTTTATCCTTGATTGCTTCTACTACTTCTCTGATTGCAGTTGTAACTCGCCAGTCCGAGAACAAGGAATTGACTGTAAGCATTACCCCTACTACGATCACCGACATAAAGGCCAACCAGCCCAGTTGGTTCAGTATTGCAATCAGAGCTTGTGCATCTTCATGTGTCATTTCACTTGTTCCTTCAACCTCGGCTTCCTTGGTTTATTGGTGTTCTTCCTGATAGCCCTCAACGAGTCTGGAATACCTGTGAAGTTTGAGCAGCTTAACAACCTATTTAGCTTTTGCAACTCATCCCTGATGTCCATCAGGACGGCGAGCCGGGCTTGGTCTCCGGTGACGGTACCTTCTCCTATTCTCCAGTTCAGATTCCGCCTTCTCGTATCACTCATTTCACCGGCTCCTCATGCCCACACTTCCTGCACCAGCGCAGTGGCTTACCGTTGTTCTTTTTGACAAGGGTGTTAGACGAATTACACTTGACACAGCGTAGTTGATCTGATGATTGTTTCTTTCCCATAACGAGCCAAGACTACACGCACGCATACACACTTGTCAACTACAAAATCTTGTATGGGGACTTCAAAGAAAACTACCGTTCTGCTGCTCTCAATTCAGGAACCCTGGTTGCCCTTGGCCAGATGATGACCTTTATGCCGATATGCACATCTAACATCTATCACGTGCTCCTCCAAAACCTTCTTAACCAGCTCTGCCTCTTTTCTGGCTAGATGCCGCTCTATCCTAGCCCTCGCTCCATGCGCCGGCTCACAGTAGAGCTGGCTCGGTAGACGAGGCTGGAAGCTCTTGGAGCAGCTTTTGAGGAGACAGACCCTCTGGGCCGGTTCAGCCCCGGCTTGGGGGCTGGAAGGGCTAGAAGAACCGTTATAACGGTTATTTAATGACTGCATGAGCGCAATTCTCCTTGGCACAACCGGGCTTTCTTTCAAACCGGAAGCTCCATTCGACCCGGATTTTGCTTCCATCCGTAGCCTTTTTCAATAAGTTACAGCGATGATGTACTGCTTGAAAATTCTGTTCGCAGTCAGCCCCTCCCCTTGCTCTGGGGATTATGTGATCCATTGCAGCCCCGTTCAGAGAAGGCAAGCTACAACCACAGAGGGCACATTGGGCTTTCTGTTCTTTCTCCAGCCGGTGGTATAGCAGCTCTCGGTTCCTTGGTTTCATCAGGTCCAGGCTTCCAGTCTCAAATCTCGGTCTACTCCCATACACCCACTCTATAGAGTGGGGTGTTGGGTGGGAGTGGCATAGACGAACTACCAAAAAACACGTTGGTAGTATTTGGTAGTAATGGTAGTCAATCCTTGTAGTCCTTTATATCCACAACTTTAGCTCCTGGCTTGCTTCTTGGTAATCGCTCGTTAAGCATGGTTTTGCCAAAGTCAGTTATGTGGTACGGATCGCCTTTTTGGGCTTGGTACAAGTGGGAGTCGCTCTTTAGCTTGCTCAAAATTCTGAAAAGGCTAGTGCTTGGAATGTTTAGCGCCTCGCTTATCTGTTTTGCCGTTGCTCCGTAGGGATCAAAGACTGGAAGGCTCAAAAACTCCAAAATTCGTAGCCCGCTCTTGGTCAGCTCCGAGGACTCAGGCACGACCTCAGCAGGCAGCATCACCCCTGATTCCAGAACCGGCAAGAACCTGTATAGCTCCGTCTCCCAAGGCTGGCCATCCTTCGCCTTCGAGCACATTACGCGAATGATTCCATCTGCCTCCGTCATCTCGATCATTGCATCAGCAGCCCCCCGCATCGCGCTACTACCTCTTTCGCCCCTCTCAGCCTTGTTGCTGTGGTGAACCAGCGTTACCCCACAATCCAAACCTCTCTGCATCTTGGCACAGTTTTGAATAGCCATTCCGGTGTCTTTAGCCGCGTTCTCATCCCCACCAACAAGGCATCGGGCATAGGTATCGAAAACAACCAGAGCAACCCCCGGCAGGTCTGCCTTTATCTGCTTTATGAAGTCATCGGGAGTTTCTCTAAGGTTGATTTCGTGCAGGATGAAGTGAAGGTTATCCGCGGATCTTCGCCAATAGTCACACCAGGCTTGAATCCTGATGTTCAGCCCACTAACACCCTCAGCAGCAACGTAGAGAACCGGCTCCGTTTGTGCGATCGACAAGGCTTGATGAAGCATGTAGAAGCTCTTGAAGCAACCGCTGGGACCGAACAGGACATTTAAGCCTTTGGCTACTAAGTGAGTATCTGCTAGATGTTTGACCGATGGATAATTGGCGAGTTCAGGTGCGGAGACAAGGCGCAGTCGTTGAGCCACGATAGTACCTCAGCAAGAACGTGATTCCATTCTCATTGAGGCCGGTTGAAGGTGGGCCAGGAACTCAAAGTTCCGTCGAACCTGCCCCTGGCCCTACGTTCTCAATGAGGCTGGTCTTGTTGATAATACTACCAACCACGTCAAGGCTCAACAACTATTGGCTGAAAGGGAGCAAGAAAAACGAAAGAATAAGCTGAAAGCTGGATAGTTACTTTCCAGCTACTCAGCATCCAGCCCAATCAGAGCACTCACGTCAGCTACGTACAACCTGATAAACTCCTCGAAGGTCTTCAGGGTTTGAGCTGATGGGGTGATTTTTATACTCTCATTGTAACCACCTGAATGCTGGCGGGCGACGACCTTATCAGCAGAGCTCATCAAAACATAGCTTGCCTGAAGTTCGTACCCGCCATTTTCCTTGTCACGACTGGCGGTCACGCTCTCGACTCTAACTCCGCTAATCGTGATAGCCATTACTCGTCACCTCCTAGCACTGTGTTCTCGTCCACGGTTTCAACAGAAAGCTCCCGTAGCTGCTTTCGCAGTTCTGCTATCCGATCCGTGGCCTTCTGGATTTTCTGTTGCTGTTGCTCGATCTCTCCAATGAGATCACGAGCAGTTCGTTTTGCATCATGCTCTCGTTCCTCATTGGCTTCAGCGATGATCCTACTAAGTTTATCCCGTTCCATAAGTTTAGCTCCTCGGTTTTGGGCGCAGTGTTTCAGCGCATCATGACCAACTCCTTCTAATCTGCTCAGGCAAACTCAACCTTTTACGGATGAACCCCCACCTGTTTCTCTCCCAGATAACCCCGTCACAGTTCGGGCGAAATAGTTTCTGTAGTAGTCGTTTCAGCATCTCTCGAATCCTCCTGTTTTTGACTGGGTGCCTTGAACGCTTTGATACCATCCACTGCACCCTGCATGTATGCCGAGGCAAAAGCCACCTCAAGAGTTATGACATAATCAGGATGAACAAAAGGTTTGAAATCAGCCATCAACTCAGCCAATAATTCTTTCTTCTTTGGCTCTATAGCCTCTAAGATATTCATGGACTTTTCCCCTCTTTAGGCTGGCGTCTTCCCGCCCGCCATCTGAATAACCTTCCGGCCCGCCCACGATCCCACAAACCGGCCCGCAACCGTTACAACGACCCCATCATTGTAAACCGTCAACGTCGCATTTGCCTTCAACGCCAGGTCGAAAACCTTATCTAATAGCGGCTTGATCTCTTGCTCTGGATTCATAAATCAACCGCCTCTTGGCCAGCTTCCAGCCCATGCTCCTCACCGCATTCCGCATGAGCAGCGCATCGCTCATTTGTCTCTGGATCGATGAACCAGTACAAGGTTCTATCGTCTGGAATGTTGCAACACGAACAGATCATTGCACCGTCAGCCTTTCAATCCTTCCGCTCCACCTAACCCTAACCACCTTGCAACCATGCTTCCCCAGCTCGACCTTGAATTGTTCCAAGGTCAACCACTCAGGAAAGCAAAGCTCCTGGTTGCAGGATAGACAGTAGAGCCAGATCATTGATTGCCTTCTGCCTTGCTTATAGCTGCATCAATCCGTTCTACAACAGGGTCTACCGGATAGCCTGTGAGTTTTTGCAGGGCGAGTAGAAACCTTCGTTCTTCCTTGAGGGCTTCCAGCATCTCAGGAGCGGCGGCTATCAGGTTTGCGTTTGCCTGTATGGTCGCCTTGCTATGTAATACTCTACCTCCACCACTCATTGTAGCGATTAGAGCTTCTTCGTTTGTGTGTATATAAAGCATGAAGCCGGTTAATGTCTGTTTCCACGGTCCCGGCGTGTACTTCACCTTGTTCTCTTGCTCACTTGCTTTGCTCATTGTTTCTCTCCTCTCCTACTAATCCACCATCTCCCCTCTCGATCCTGCTTCACGTTCAACCGCTTTTCTGCTTGGAGCCGCCGAACAGTAGGGCTCTCAGCCGTTCGTTGATGAACCCTTATCCTCGGCAACCTCGAAAGGCATTGCATAACGGTTGCCTCTGCTACATCGACGCTCTGCTGTTGCTGTTCCATGTCTCCTCCAATCCTCAATCGTGTACTCACGAGGGGACCGCCAGCCCATCCAGGACTCTCCCACGAATGGGCCGGCGGTTTTGCCGCGCCGAGAGGGTTAGTTATCGGCGGCGGTCAACTCAAGTTCAACCGCTTTGATCTCATAATCAAAAGGAAACTCCACCAACACATCCAGCAATCTCGACTTCAGCTCTAGCGAAACCGGCGAGCGCCAGCCGAACGAGAACACACCCTTATGGTTGTAGTAAATCACGTTGTCGATCTTGATTCCATGATCCAACAACCAAAGCAACCCATCCCGTTCAGCTATCGCATTGCGCGTCTCATTCTCACACTTCCGTACAATATCCCGCCTCTGCTTTATCAACCTTGCCTTGCCCCGCTCAGTCGATCCATGCAACTGGGCCTCTATGTACAAAGGCATCAGATACTCAATCTCTGCATCAGTCAGCGGTTGAAACTCGTTGCTGCTCTCATCAATGGGCCTCAGCCGCGTCAATCGTAAGTCACCCTCTTTCAGATACTCACTATCCAGGCAGTGAGGACAAAACACGTAACCTTTTGCAGCCGGCTCTTGCTTTCCACAATAGCCACACTTCACTGTATTGCGCCGGATCTCCCGCATCGCATCGGTCTGCTCAAGATAGTGACCTTGCTTGAGCCGTTTGGCATACATCTGATAATCCTGCGCCCAGTCAAACACTCTTAATCCTGATTCGCTAATCCCCTCAACTGGGCCAGTATTCCACTGGTTCTCAAACAGAAAAGCGGCTTCAAGCTCTATCTCTTTTCCGTCCAGCTCGGGCCGATAGAATGAAGATCCTCCATGAGCCTCAAAGCATTTCAGCCCTTGGGCCTGTAGCTTCTCGCACAGCTCTTTGTACTTCAACTTGTCGTCTTCAACACGTAGATTGAAGCTATAAGCGTGATACGCCGTTCTCAAATTGTCTGACATTTTCTAACCCTCCATTCTCAAGATTCGATCATTCAATTAACCTGATGAAATAACCCGCGTTGTTATCGCTGACGCGGCCCAGCGAGGAGGGTTAGATCCCTCCAATCCCTTCACAGCGCCATGCACTGCTCAATCTTCTGCACCTGTTCAGTCTCATAAACCCGACTCGACTTTGCCGCGTCCTCAGCCTCTTTCCTGCAATAGGCGAAGCCGAAGAATCCCCAGCACGAGTCAACGTGTTCGCCGTCCTCATCCTCAACCATATATCCGTACACGTCGCCTCTTAGATATTGATCGTATTCCTCAACTTCACCCCCAAGCTGACGCTCCACAGACTCAATCGGCGCTCCCAGCTCCTCAGCTCTTGCCTTTGTGATGTAAGCAAAGCCAACCGTCCCGCTATCCCAGCCGGCGCTATCGCTCCAATGACTGCCGCCTCCAGTCCACATATGCAGCCCGCTATGATCCAGCAAGCTCAGCGGCACCAGGCAAACAGCTCCCTCAGTCATTCTCAGATACCGCTCCAACAACTTGAATCCTCCACGTCTCACTGCTTCAAGCTCCGTCTCCGTTGCCTTGCGATCGCCCAGCTCATAGTTTCTGTGTTCACACACCATGACACACAGATTGTCGTGCTCTCTTGGATTCATAGGATCTTCATCCTGATAAATCTTGACGGTGTAACCGCTCTGCTCGAATGTTTCTATTGCATGTTCCATTGTTCTAACCCTCCAACTCAGAAATTGTTGCCGCTACCCTACCACATTCTCATCGCCCCGCAGCGTGAAGGCGCGAGAAAGGAAACTACTGTTCCGCTCCTAGTATCTCGCGAATCAAATCACTAGCCCGTTGACCGTACTTCTCAATCAGAATATCCGACAGACTCTTTCCGTTTGCCTCCTCTGTCAGATTCTCCGGCGCAAAGTGCTTCTCGAATCTCAGTAAGTCAAACCCTAAGAACGGGTGTTGATAGTTCCGTAGGTTTGCCTTGAATATCTCCCTAAACTCTGTTGCGGTATCCATGATTAAACCCTCCAACCTTCCAAGATTTACAAGCAAGCCAAGCGGCAACCTTTGAGGCTGCAACCCACGTTTTCAGCTTGGCGAAAACCATGTCAACGACAGCTACTTGTCTCTGTCCATATACCTCTGCTATCATCCTCGGCGTTATGTCTGCAACCTCACCCACTCGCAAGCCTGTTGGCCGTATGCGATTATCAGCCGAACAGTACAGCGTCATCCGAACGCAAAGCCTAATGGACTTGCTGACTTCAATGGACGCACTTATATCAGTCACGACAGCCGCCCGCTTGCTGGGCGTCCAGCGGGGCACCGTCTGCAAGTGGATTGAACGCAAGACTTTAGCGGCTTTCAACATTGATGACCGTCTCTATGTACTTCGATCCGATGTGATTGAACGTGCTACTCGTTCTCGTTGACTCAGTAACCCAACCAACAAAGCACTTCCCAGCCATTGTAGCTACTGCTACAGCCGTTTTCAGCCTGAAACTCAGTCCAGCTACAACCGTGGCGCTCGACCTCACGTCGGGCCTGTTGAGCGGTGATGGTTGGCTCCTCGTCCATTACTTCGTCTAGCGTCATTGTCCCAACCCTCCATTGGTGTAATTGAAACGGCGGCATCGTAGCACACACACAAATGGGTGTCAAGCGAAATCGTGCTATAGGCGTGAAAGTGGCTCTGGGAGCCTGTTTCAGCCCTTTGGCGATGTAGGCTACCATTGCTAGAAGTAGTCGCCGCGATGTTGTCGCCGTTATCAATGTCCAGGTTGTCGCTGTTGTCGCCCGCTGGATCGAGCCTGCCCCAGCCGCCAACGCCGCAAGCAGCGATGCGCCACAGCGTATGCAACGTTACATCGCGCCAGGCCAGCTCCAGCCCAGGTCGGCCCAGGCTGTCCGCCGCTAGGTTGACCCGCCGCCGCTGGCCGAGGTTGTCCTGCGGACCCCGGGGGGTAGGCCAGCGTGCGAGCCCGTTCTCAAACTTGTATTTTTTTTTCTACCAATTCCGGCTATGGTAGTTACAGTAGTATAGCTTACACAAGCTGCATAGCGAGAAAAGGCGAAACTGGAGTTGCTTTTCTGCTAGGGATGTCTGGGTCTTGTTTGAGGCTTTGCCTATAATAGATGGTATGAAACAGAAATTCCAAAACATAAACTTCAGAGCGGACAGCTTAGCTACTATCCAGCACGCCAATCGGATTATAGGAGACTACGAAGCACAGGGCTTTACGTTGACCCTACGTCAACTCTATTACCAGTTTGTTGCCCGAGGGTTGAGAGAGAATACGGAGCGGAGCTACAAACAGTTGGGAAACATTATCTCAGACGGTAGGCTTGCGGGGTTGATTGATTGGGATGCTGTTGAGGATAGGACCAGAAACCTTAGAGGTTTGTCTCACTGGGAAAGCCCTGAGAGCGTTATCAACTCGGCATATCATTCATTCAGGTTGGACAAGTGGGATAACCAACTAAACTATGTTGAGGTTTGGGTTGAGAAAGATGCTTTAGTCGGCGTCATTGAAGGTGTGTGCCAACGAAACGATGTGAGCTACTTCGCTTGTCGCGGCTACACTTCCCAAAGTGAGATGTATAGCGCAGCACAGCGATTGGCCTACCAGTTGAATGTGGGTAAGGAAGTGCATATCTTGCATTTGGGCGACCATGATCCTTCTGGAATAGACATGACAAGAGACGTGAGGGATCGGCTTACCATGTTTCTTGAAGGAATGGATTGCAGCGTTAGTAGATTGGCTTTGAACTGGGATCAAGTACAGGCGTACAAGCCTCCTCCTAATCCGGCTAAGTCTACTGATTCCCGGTATCGAGGCTATAGGCAGGAATTCGGCTTGGAGTCATGGGAGTTGGATGCGCTGGAGCCGAGGGTCATTAGCGATTTGATCGAGGATAACATTTTAGACTTAAGAGATGAAGATCTCTGGAATGAGATGGTGGATGAGGAAGCCAATCATAAGAGACTGCTGAAGGATGCCTCGGCAAGATGGGTTGAGGTTGTCAAGTTTCTGGATAAGAAAAAGAAGCGGTAGCAAGGAAAACTCCAGTTGCTTTTCCGGCCCCCTGCCCTTGAACCGCTGAAGTGGGCATGAGACTATCTGGGCTATGAACCTGAAAAAATTCAGCAGGGTGAATCTCGAACGTTGCACGGCGCCTGATGGCTTTGGTCACTCACTCACGAGTTGGTCTGAGGCCGAGTGGACTAACGCGATGGCGGGTGAGTTTGGTGAGGTCTTGGAGCAGATCTGCAACCTCGGAGCTGCGATCGGTAAGGCGAGTAATCTAGCAAAGAAGATAATCCGGCATCGGGATGATGTTGCCGGAAACGTCAAGATAGATGACCGGGATTTGCCTAATTTGCGCCAGCGGATAGCACTCGAAGTTGCGGACGTAGTCATCTATGCCGATTTAACCATGCAGCGGCTTGGGTATGACACGTCCACAGTCGTAGCAGAGGTATTCAATCGAAAGTCAGATGAATTGCAGTGCTCTATTCGGTATGATGGGGGTCAGGATCGAGGTTTTGTTTACCTTGCTGGTCCCTATGCACACAATGATCCCGCTGTTCGAGAAACCCGTTATCGGCTACTCACCGCAACCGCTGCAAAGATGATGCGCGAGGGTACGCCAGTCTACTCTCCAATCACACATAATCATCTGCTTGCCACGATGAACGAGATGCCTACCGGCTGGGACTTCTGGCGCTCTATGGATGAGCAAATGATTGAACAGTGTATCGAGCTTCATGTGCTTATGCTCGATGGCTGGAAGGAGTCAGTTGGAGTTACAGCAGAGATCGGGATAGCGGAGAGTCTGGGGAAGCCCGTCAAGTTTATAGAGCCTGAGTAAACAGTTGTGAGAAGGTGCTGCTCATGGCAAAACTGTCCAAGCTGAATGCCATCGTGGATGAGGCCGCACGGCTCAGGGATGACTGGGATGACATACAAGTCTGGGTTCATCCGAACTGGATTGAGCGATCTCAGTTAGGGCTGAGCGCCTATGACCAGGTTGGGGACTTGAGGGTGTTCTACTTTGATGTGCCGAAGGGTGGGTTTTGGGTGTTGAACGATCGAGAGAAGCTGCTGGCTAATGTGAAGCAGTTTGTGACGGAGTGCGTGAAGAAGCTGCCGGTGAACAGGGCTCCGCAGGCTTGAAGCCGGTTGAAAAGGATGACCCGGTTTAACTATGAAGGTTCTTGTTGCCTGTGAGTTCAGCGGTGTGGTACGAGACGCATTCCGTGCTCTTGGTCATGATGCATGGTCGTGTGACTTGCTGCCCTCGGATCGACTTGGGCCTCATATCCAAGACGATGTTCTACTGCATCTCGATGAGAGCTGGGATCTGATGATTGCTCATCCACCCTGTACTTACTTAGCCAGTAGTGGGCTTCATTGGAACAAGAGAATTCTCGGCAGAGAGCAGCAAACTCATGAGGCAATGCTATTTGTGCTGAACCTGATGGGTGAGGGGTTTGTTGATAATCCTGTGCCCCACATAGCTCTGGAGAATCCTATTGGTAGAATCTCAACTGCCTTTCGCAAGCCGGATCAGATCATTCAGCCGTGGCAGTTTGGCCACCCCGAAAGTAAGGCGACCTGTTTGTGGCTAAAAGGATTGCCACTACTTCGGGCAACGAAGGTGCTAGAGCCCCGGAATGGGGATTACAAAAGAGGATGGGACAACCAAACTCCTAGTGGGCAAAATCGGTTGGGACCGTCCGATGATAGATGGAAGCTGAGGTCTATCACCTATGAAGGGATCGCAAAAGCGATGGCCGAACAGTGGGGAGCCTTGTCATAATGACGATCGACAACGAACCAATCTGCGTCTGTGGCCGAAAGCAGAGCGAGCATCCGGCTGAGGACTGTAGAGAGTTCGTGGACGGGGGGATATGAAGGCAAAGCCTCGATTACTGGACCTGTTTTGTGGGGCCGGTGGTGCCTCAATGGGCTACCATCGTGCAGGCTTTGATGTGGTGGGTGTGGACATAAAGCCGCAACCGAGGTATCCATTCGATTTTATCCGATCAGATTGGCTTGATGTACTTACAGTCTCATTTCTGGGTGAGATTGATCTAATTCATGCATCACCTCCATGTCAGGCATATTCTGATCTTGCTCGGCGCAACGGCAACGCAGATCAGCATCCGCGCTGGATCGACGTACTACGTGAGATGCTTGATGCTGCTAACCGTCCTTGGATTATTGAAAACGTCGAAGGTGCTCCGTTGTTTGAACCGCTCATTCTATGCGGCACGATGTTTCCATCTCTGCGCGTCATCCGGCATCGCCTTTTTGAGTTTTCCTATTCGATTATTGAGCGGGGTAAGCTGGTTGCACCCGAGCATCCTAAACACCCACTCGTCTATACAAGAGACAAACGCAAGGCTCATTATGGAGAGCTTAGCGAGTGGAATTCTCCGGTCAGTGTAAACGGGGGCGGAAACTGTTCCGTGGCGGCTGCTCAGGCTGCGATGGGTATTGATTGGATGACGAAAGCGGAACTCAACGAGGCCATTCCACCGGCCTACACCGAGTTCATAGGTAAGCAGTTGATGGCTTACCCAGAAGGGGTAGGTCGGTGAAGATCGTCATTCTAGTCCTGCTCATCATTGCACTCGTGGTCATCGTCGTAGGCGGCTGGTTCCTCTGGCTGCTGAGTCAAGCGCCTGAGGGCCGGATGGGGGATAGATATTGGAGGTAGTTATGACAACTGACTACATCAAAACAATTCCCTGCGAGTTGCAATCAGGCCACAAGTGGAACCCTCCGCTTGCTGGTGAAGACGCGCTGGGGAACCCTATTCTGCTGGTCACTTGCCGGAACTGTGGAAAGGTCCGGTCGATGAGCGAGGAGAAACCTGTTGACCTTCCGTAGCAAGGGGCGTAGGATAGCACTCGTCAGAAAGTTGTAGAACTTTAACTTGTTGGAGGATAACCAGATGCCAAAGCTACCCGATGATTTCCCTCATCTCTCAACCCTCAATGCAGCCGGAATTAACACTGAGTTGCAGCTCTCAAAGTACGCCGAAGACTACACCCAGATACCCGGTATCGGGAAGGCTGGGGCCAAGGACATTGCTGATGCCGTCGCAGCGCCGCCAGCCGACGAAGACGCTACGAAGACCCAGCCGCTCGCTAAAGCTGCTGTTGCTCCGGCAGCAGAAGGTGTAGCCGTGAAGTTCAGGCTCGACCGAGATACCGTAGTCAACGGCAGAGCCTTCGCTATCAATCCTGAGACTCAGGTTGCGGCCAAGGTTGTCGTGAGCGGTGGCGTCTTCTACGGCGTTGGCTGCAAGGACGAAGCCGGGGGCTACCAGCTTGTCGAAGCTGCAAAAGGCTAAGCTCGTCCCGCTCAACACAATGATATACCAGTCGCAGCAGGACTGGCTTTCGGCGCAGGCCGTTGGTGCAGTGAAGCAGGCGGCGGTCGTTCGTGCTGCGTTGCAGCTCTATAGAGAGCACGTGGAAAGGATTGAAAACAGTTGTGAGGATTAGATATCCTATGACTCCTCTTATTAAGGCACTTCTAGGACCACAACCATTCAGCCCTGAAACATCCCGAAGTAGGAGTTGGTTTGTTAAGTGGTTGGTCTACCCATTGGCCCTGTGGTGGAATATCCGATACCCACTATTCCTGCATGAGTGTCCATTAGCCTTTCTAGGCTGTTGTGAACACTACCGAGATTACCACCTGCTCTGGACCAACTGGAAGTTTGCACAAGGCTCTCTTTTAGTTACTGCCCAATGGTTGGCTTGGCCTGTCGTTCCTGAGTCCAAACCTTATGTGTATCAATGTGGAGAACTGGTGGACTTTTACCAGCCGGGGGATAAATTTGATACATCTAAAGGGTTGGAGCCCTTGGATAACTTTAAGTCCTCAGACCATCCTATAGTTGACCTGTCTTTTGGTGCTGCTCCTATCGAGGGTACTGCTTATGCTCTCATCAGAAGACGGCAAGGGTTGAGTAGAATAAAGAGATTCTTGTGGGAGCACATACTGTAAGCAAGATAGAAGGAGAGAGAAATGGCAGCAGTCAATAAAGCATCGGTAGCAGAGGAAGCTCAGGTTCCACCATCGGTTCTCATTGGTAATGAGGCGGCCTTGAAAGTCGGCGACCTCATCGGCTTCGTGCTCACGGTTCGAGAAGTCGTTCCTGCGATCATCAAGCGATTGCTGAACGACGGTCGGGTTGATCTCGAAGCGACGGTCATCCAGGACGAGCGCCGCAGGAACCCCGATCGAGAGAGCATGAACATGTTTGTCAATATGAGAGTCAAACAGTTCAGGCTCTACCAGCGGTCGAGGCCAATGGACCCTCCGGTCGTCAGCAAGGAAGGCCAGATCGTTGACCAGTTCACGACCAGCAGCGCGGCTGAGCCGGGTGGTGCGCTGGTGCCTGGAACATGGTTTGACCTTCGACCTTGGCGGGTAACGCTGACTGGCACTACCTACGAGCAGAAGGACAACCACAACGTCGTCATCGTGCCTTTTGAGCAGAGGCAGCTTGGGGTCTTCGACGGAGTGCAGTATAAGGACTGCTTTGCTTTGCTTCAGGACGAGCTAAAGAACTGGGATCGCGTCGATGCGATGTGGCAGTTGAAGGAGAACCTCTAAACTTGGTATAGGAGAATGATCATGGAAAGTACACAAAACCACGAGCATGATTATCGGGTTGCATGTACAGAAGACGGATCAACATGCATAAGGATTATCATGACCTGCCGTTGTGGAGAGGTAATCCAGAAGGTGCTGAAAAAAGAGTTTCCAGAGGAGTCCTAATGAAAAGCAGAACCGTCCTGATCCACGTCGAGGTAGTTAGCAATCTGCCAATTGCCGAGTTGAAGAAGAAGGTTGACGCCGGGTTGCAGCGGAAGTTCGAGGACAAGTTCACGCTGGACGTTAAGCAGATCACGGCACAGGTGGCGCAGGCACCGAGGGAGGATGGAGGATGAGAAAGCTATTATTGGTTACGTTACTGCTGATATTGCCAGTCTCAGTGTTGGCCCAACGCAAGAAGCCTGCTAAGGTGGCCAGCAATTCAGCGGAGATGCAGAACCGAATCGCAAAAGCTGTCAAGGGGCTGAGTTGGGAAAGCGAAGGCTCTGACAACCTACGGTTGTTCTTCTTACAGGCCGCCCCGATACATCCTGCTCACCCCGATGGAACGTTCGACGCCGAACTCGTCAGAGACATTGAGGATCAGCTAAGAGACTGGGCAAAGAAGCTGCCAGGAACCTACAAGCCGGTTGGTTACAAAACTATCGAGACTGAGCCGGTAGAAGACTTGCTTGATAGCCTGCTGAATCCTGAGCCTGGCTCGAACGGCGAGGTAGACAAAGATGAAGCCTTCGCGTCGGCAAAATGGGCAGTGCTGAAAGACGTAGTGAATGAGTTGGTAGACACGCAAGTCTACTGGCTTGGGAGCGAGGAGAATTATCAGCTTATCGTTGTCGCCGGACTGGATAAGCAAGGGAACCTTGTTGGGTTCTGGATGAGGCACTGGAGTTCATAAAGGGCAGGGCAGGCCAATGGTTATCCTTTCAGTCATAGCGTTGGCTGTTTCTCTGTTTGTGCTCTATCTACGATGGCTCGACAGATTGGGATTTTAAGCATGAACAGCCAACCAAACTTCACCCTGATACTTCGCGCCTACGATGGTCGTATTACCGGCGCTGCTCCCGGCGAGCCCGAACGTGATCTGGTAGATAGCGAGATCGAACCCGCGCAGCAGCTTTTGTCTGTCTTTGCGGGCGAACAGACAATGAGACAAAACCGTGCCGAGAGTGAGGTTCATGAGTGAATCCCTTCTCTCTACTCAACCGAATAGCCGATGCCCTCGAACGGCTCTCCTCGCTATTCGAGAGCTACATGCAGCAGCAATCTCTCCGGCCGCCTCCAAGAAAGCCCAGTGATGAAGAACCAGAACCGGGGGCCGTTAGCTTCTACGATCCACAGCGACAGGCCCAGCTAGAGGAGCGAGCAACTGAGTTGCTGCTGGAAGGTCGCTATTTCAGCTTTGACGATGCCTATACCCACGCAATCCAGGAAGAAAAGGAAGCCGAGAGCGTCTAGGGCTAAACCCAAGCCGGTTCCAGTCAGCGATCCCCTGAAGCTGACAACGCCAGCCGGCATCAGGGAAGTCCTTGAAATGTCGCTTGGTGCCGGGGTCGATCATGCTTTCATCATGCTTGGCTACCTACCGAGGGCCAAGCGGGATGAGAGGCTGGATAGGCTTTGCGATGCCTATAGGCTGATGACCGTTGAGCAGCGGGCCGACCTCGATCTGGAACGGTTCTGCGACGATCACCAAGTCGAGCGATGGGAGTTCCTGATGTGGGTTGTTGGCTCGGTTACATCGCTTGGCGGTAATGCAACAGGGCTCATCATCAACGCCGCGAAGTTTCCTATCATCAAGGCCAGCCTTGAGAGAGCGTTAGCCGATCCCGAGGAGGCCCGGCAGTGGTTACAAACCTGGGGCCACGCGCCGCTACCATCGAAGGGAACTATCGTTAATGTCCATGCTCAAGCGAACGCCCAGAGTGCAGCAGCAGCCAGTGCTATAGAAAGAGGCTTGCCTTCATTCGTTGAGACGATGGAGGAAACGGATGAAGCGTTCCGCCAGCTACCAGCGACGACGGCTGAGCCTATTGATGTTCCGTTCGTTGTGAGAGAGAAAGAGGTTGTCAATGTCAGCAGCGATAGATAAGGGAGCAGAGGAGTATAGAGGTAGCTATTTGTGGATAGGTCCACCTAGCCATCAGGCACTCACCGGCTGCATTCAAAAACCGGGAGAATACTACCTTGAACTGACCATAGCTTTCATTCCCGAAAGCAATGTAGTGTCTCAGATGGAAACTCTGCTTGCTCATTTACGGTTGGTTGCAGATGCTTTGGTTGATGTTCCATTCAAGATAACCGAGAAGGAGCCAGCGAATGTCAGTTCCAATTCTAACGCCTGTTGACCTCCATTAAAGGGCTGGGCAGATCCTTCTCATGGGAAACCTTTGCGGGGGTGGAATCCGTGAGTATTCCTTGTATGCGCTTTGATGGTGAGGACTGATGTATTCTCCTATTGTCACAAAGCAAACCTTAGATAGACTCCAATCCAAGCTGGACTTCCCCTTAGTCCGGCGCTCCGTTGCTGAGTCAGAATTCTACGTCAACTACTTCGACTCTTTCCTCGACCGGGACACAGGTGAACTCCCGGCTGACTTCCGTTTCAGCCAACCCGAAATGGACTACATTCGCAGCGAGCGGGTTCTCTGCAAGTATGACTTTCGTTACTGGCTGGAACGCTATGTCAAGATCAAGTCTACCTTGCTCAGTGATACCGAGTTTATCGTTCGCCCCCGGATGACGGTTGCATGGAAAATGGTTCTCGATGTATGGGCTGAACTGGAAGAACGTGGTTCTGCAATAATGATGCAGCAGCTCAAGGCTCGGCAGCTTGGGGTTTCGACTCTGACTGAGCTTGCTATAGCGCATCGGGTTCAGTTCTATAGCAACATCAACGCTCTTATCTGTTCATCGACGCCCCAGAAAACCGAGAAGATGAGTGGCTGGATAACGCTCTGCTATGAGCTTGAACCTTACTGGTTGATGCCTATCATGAAAGGCCCATATGAATCAGGGGAAATACTGCTTGAGTTTCCTGAACTGAACAGTGCCATAACGATGCAGCATGGTGCAAAAATGACGGGCATTGCTCGGGGGGAAACTCCTGATCTTGTGCATGCCAGTGAGCTTCCTGAGTGGGTTGGAGATCCTAAAGAACTGATCGATGCTTCGTTGATGCCCTCAATCCACCCCAACCCGAGAACCTTCGTTATCCTCGAATCAACCGCTGCTGGAATGCATGACTGGTGGCACCAGACTTGGGATATTTCGAGCGAGGGCTATGAGAAAGGAACATCGACATTCAGACCAATATTCCTGCCTTGGTTTATTGGCACCGATGTCTGGCCAACGCAAACTTGGAAGAACGACCATCCTATCCCTGCTGACTGGACTCCGACTGCAAAGGGCTCTCAGCACGCAGAGCGGGCAAAGAAGTATGTAGCTACCAATGCTCTCATTAAGAAGTTCCTCGGTGACGATTGGGAAATGCCGCTGGATCAAACATGGTTCTGGGAATGCTACCGCTCCGAGATGGTTCGCAAGAAAGCGTTGAACCTTTTTCTACAAGAGATGCCCGCTGATCCGCTTGAAGCCTTCCAGACGACTAACCTAACCGTGTTCGACGTTGAAACTATAGAGATGCTGAACGATCAGCGATCAGCACCGTGGGGCTGCTTCGGGATAGAGTCCAATCTATTACCTAGAAGATTATGGCCCGAGCGCCGGGACTTCGACCTTAGCCGAAAGCCAATCGAGCTAACCTGGTTCACCGGCGAAGCAACGCTTCATTTCACCCTGCGCCCACTGACTTACGATGGTTATCCAAGCTGCCCCTGGGAGAACAGGGTGTTCATCTGGGAGCCCCCCTTGAAGGGGGCGAAGTACGGCGTCGGCGTCGATACCAGCTACGGCCTCGGCCAAGACCGCTCGACCATCGAGGTAGTAAAGGAAGGCTCTATTATCAACCCTGCTGTTCAAGTCGCTGAGTTCGCCAATGCCTACGTCAACTCCATTGATCTAACCCCAATCTGCATGTGCATCAGTGCTTTCTACTCATCCTGCTACACGGATCAGATGGAGCAGCCGCTCGTTGCTATAGAGTGCGCCGGCAACGGCGAGACAACCCAGCTCGAAATGCGTAAGCAGGGCTGGTCTAACTTCCATCGCTGGGAACGCTACGATAACATGAAGCGTACGAGGGTTCATAAGCTGGGTTGGTTCACAAATAGCTGGTCCCGGCCAATGCTGATAGATAGAACGAATCAGGCTATCAGGGATTGCAACTTCAAGATCAACTCACCGTGGTTGATTCAAGAGCTTAGAACCTTATCGAAGGATGAGTTCCAGCAGTCCATAAGGGCCGACACTGGGGGCCATGATGACCGCTACATGGGTGCAGGCATTGCTTTCTTCTGCCTCCACGTCTGGAAGTCCGTCGTCCAAGGCGACGAGGATGTCTTCTCGTCACAGGCCAGAGAGCAAGCAAAGAAGCAACTTGAAGACTGGGAATCTAGGTGGAAAGGCGGCGAGCATATGTTTGACTTCAGCCTGCCCACGATGCAGCCGGTGGTAGAGCAGCAGCCGAATGATGAGGTCTACAGTGGGTTGGTGAAGACCCTCGATGATGATCCGCTGTGGGGGATGAGTCATGAATAACAGTTGCTACTGGGCAACATCGGTGCGAGAATAGCCAGCGATGCAAATGAAAGAACGCTTATTCATCTGCAAGAAGGGCCACCAGACGAAGAAGCTGGCTTGGCAGGATGTCTATGTTATCGACTGTAGTCAATGTAAGCTGAAAGCCCATAGGGCTCTGGTTGGCAGGGGCCGTAACGCCCAAAACAGCCAGCCCTTCGTCTACTACGAGCGGCCCTCTGATGGTGAAATCTTTGTAGCCGCAACCGCCGAAGACACCCGGCACCCTCGTGGCTTCGTTCGTAAAGAGATCAGGACGATGAACGAGTACAGCCAGTTCCGCCGTCAATACTCTGAGCGAATGAAAGCTGATGCCGAGATCAACCGGGAGCAGGAGAAAGCCTTCAGGTCTATGGAGAACAAAGCTGGCCGAGAGAGGCTTGAATCAATGCTCTCTAGCCTGTCGCCGGAAGCAAGAGCCTTTGCTGAAGCTGCTATAGAGAGCAGCTACAACGTTGATGTTCCGGCTGTTAGTCCTGAGTGCATGATTCAGGGCTTCGAGCTAGACCGCTCTGAAAGACAGCCCTATCAGGATGAACATCATGGTTATAGGAGAATGGACTGATGGCAAAGTATAGATCAGTCCAAGATGGAGAGTGGGTGCAGCCTGTACGCCGGGGATACCGGATGGCCTGTTGTGATTGTGGGCTGGTTCATAAGATAAACTTCAGGATTAAGGATGGTCACATTCAACTCCAACCAAAGCGGGATAATCGAGCTACAGGGCAGGTTAGGCGAGGCATGAAGAATGTCAAGTAACCCAGACCGAGAACCCCAGCACACCAGCTACGTCTGCCCCCCGGACGATACATCGGAAGCCTATCGGCTTGGCTGGGTAGCGGAGGCTACATCCGAAGGACTTGCCTATCTCAACACCCAGCCGGGATTCAACCAACTCGACCGTGCTATCGACATCATTTCAGGCCAGCTTAACGAGCAGCTACCCGGCAACACTGCTGCTGGCGGCGCAATGTCCAAGATAAGGGCCAACATCGTTAAGCGTGCCCTCAATGAGCAGATCAGCGTTCTCACCGATCTTCGGGACTTCTGGATGTTTGAAACCAGCGACAAGACCCGCTGGGA